TAATACCATATCCTGCGCGGACACGATACTCCCAGTCGTCTGTCTGTACGTCTTCTCCGTTAGAACCTGCAGTAGGTGCAATCATATGAGGTGCCTCCCAAACTCCTAAGTAGAAATTTGAAAGTTGGCTCGATGCGATTCCCCAGTAATACCTCTTAGTGGTGTCTCTTACACCGGCAGCGGTAAAAGCGATTCTTGGAAGAATAACGTGCTTATACGAACCCGAGTACGGATTAATAACGCCAGCGTGAGCAGCATCTGGATCACCAGTTGATTTCAATAATTGTTTCGCCGTGTTGACCGTATTAGGATCAGCAGTGGTGAACAAAATATCAAATGGTGCAGTTACCTGTTCTCCCAGATGATTGTAGGTTTCTTCTGCGACTAATCTCTCCATTCCTTCTAACGCGCCCTTGGATAACCTTGGGTTGTTAGCTAAACGGTTACGATAAGTTGTTGCGCCAGAAGCCAACGGATGATCTGTGTCAAATAACTGTTGAGATGAAGACGCTCCCGTGACGAGACTAATTGTCCGTCCATCGATGTCTGTATAAGAAGTGGCTGTTCCGAAGCCGATTCTGTGTGAAAGATCCAAGTCCATTCTGTTCGGTCCTTTGCGACCACCATTCAATAATTTTGCAACTACTTCAGGGTATTTGTTCTGTGTCCTCATTTCGTATGTAATACCGACGTTTTCGGCAACACGATATGAAGTCATAGTCTTTGAATAACCCTGTTGAATGGTTCCTCTTGATGCCTGGTCGCCTTCGCCTTTGTATGCCAAGTATTCGTTACTGTCAATTTCAGAGAACTCTCGGGTATTTCCCGTGTGTTCACTGATACTGACTTCCTTGACCATACCGGAATCTCTCATGTAATTTGGAACAGAGTTTGCGCCCTTAAACCAAATTACGTCTGCAAGTTTGGTAAAATCTGACTGTGAAATTGTGTTTAATTCCATAGGTTTACAGTGAACCAGCTACGGCACCAGTCCCGATATTAAGTTTACACCAACACTTTGTTGTTGATATGAACTTCGAAATCTGAACGATGTCGAGGGTTCCGGATGCTCTACTAATAGTGTTCTGATCAGTCAAATCACAGTGTAATCCAAGGTCTGCAACAACTAAAGTTGCAGTCACTGCTGCTTCCCATTCAACATTTTTGTCCATTGGGACTCTTACCTTAAGATTCCCCTGGGTAGTGTAAATGTCGGTAGCGGAAGTAACTGCCGATACAGCTACGCCAATTGTTGCTCCAGATGTGGTTGAGGACGTGCAAGGTATACCATACCCAACACTCCAGCAAACCAATCCGTCTTTAGATGTTGTCGTACCTGTTGTCCAAGGAACTTCTATGATCTTGGTCTTTCCTTTCTTAACTTTAAAACTCATTTTAAAGAGCTTACTGATTAAGACTTGATTATTCAAATCACTCGACTACTGTTATTGAATAATCGCTGTCCTTCAGTCGTGGGTTACGTCTTCTCTGACGATTGACTGGTTTGCCTTTTACGAAGGCTAACGAATGGAGGTGGGGGAGTTGAACCCCCTACTCCGTCCCTCCTAAATCTTGATTTCTAACTTGTCTGTTAATTCAACAAGGAATGAATCTGCTAATGTAAACTCCTTTGAATCGTTTCTCCTTTTTATGATTTCGGTTATCAGTTTTATCGCATCATCTGAAAATTCTATATTCTTCCCCTTGTCCTTTCTTGTGTCCCAGTTAATATTTCCATCTGGTGTTCTTGTCCACTTCACGTCCTTCTGTTCTTTTTCATCTATCATTAATAATCCAAGTATCTTTTGGGCGATTACCAGATTACGCAGGTCAAGTCCACCCTTTTGGTATGTTTTATCAAGAAGAGTTGCGATTCCAAGTCGTTCTCTAATGTTTATGTTCAGTGTTTTCATATTTTTCTGGTAGTAATATCTTGTCTACGTCTAATAAATTTTTATCTCCTTTATCCTTACCCCATAATTTCTTATTGGCCTTATCGATGTTTACGTTAACCGATTCTGTTACGTCGGGCATGAGATAATTTATTTCATCTATGGTCAATTCCGCTTCGGTGATAATGGCAAGTATTCTGGCGATAACCGGTCTAATTCTGGTATTGACCAAAGTTGTCAGATCTGTGGGTTTTTCCGATATAACCATATTGGCCACTTCCAGAGGTAATTCTATATTTTGTTCTTTATCCTTAAACTCAAGTCTGATCCTTTCCTTTCCGAAATATGTTTTATCCTTAAGTTTAACAACTTTTTCAATTTTGTTTTCTCCGTAATATTCTCCTTTCATAAATTTTAACCAGCAGCCATTGTCGGCTCCTGTTTGGTTTTAATTTCACCCCAAACAGCCTTTTCGCTGCCTTTTCTTTTACACCCGTGGACATATTTGCCTCCGGGTAATTTTTTAGTGAATTTTTTACTTCCTGGTGCATCTACGCACCTTTCAAAATTAATTGGCATAAACTTCTTTTCTTGGTGGTAGGGCGGCGTCACAAGTCACCGCCCATACCGTTAATTAACAAATTGAACACCGACTGTGTACTCCTTTCCGTTATCTTTTCTTCTTAGTTTAAGGGTTAAATTCCCCTTTTCGTCTGTTTCTGTGCCTATCTGTTCACAGTCTACGTGTCCATAGTCGCGATTCCAGGTAACCAAAGGCATTTCTATCTTTTTTCCGTTTTCCAGAATAATCTCTATATCCTGTTTTTCTATTAATCTATTGGTTCCCGGGTCTATGTGCGCGCCCTCATCCCTTACGGTTCTCCAGAATAGAATCACCTGTTCGTCTCCCGTATCATCTGTCCACGTTCTAAGTTTCACGTAAACCGGAAGTTTTTCTTTGTGACGAGCGTAATACTGACCTCGCAACTTTCTGTCGGTCATTGACTCCAGTGCTTTTCCGTGTTCTTCAAGCGCTTCTACCTTTTTGACTAAATTCTCAAGAAATTCCTTTGTTACCTCTACTGTTTTTTCTGTCATAATATGCCTTTTTTATGATCCCTGAAATCTTTATCTGACAATCCCATTTTCTTTATTCCCATATCTTTCACTTCACCTTCGGGCGTTGTCTGTGTGGCCTCTCCCGGTGGCGCTGGAACATATCCTCCTGTTGTAGCGGCCGTATTGCCGAGAATATTTCCCTTTACTCCTCCGGCAAGAATGTGTGCGCTTTTAATCCGTTCTTTGAAGTTCTCCTCTCGCTTGACTGGATCGGTTTCTGTGTCTGGTTTGAAGTTGTTAAAGTGGAATTTGACTTTTTTCTGCACTTCCGGATCATTTCCTGCGACTTCCTTAATTGCATCATCTAATTGTTTTCCGGTAAATGTTTGTTTGATACTTTCAATCTCCTTTGTAGTAGTATCTTTATAAGTCGCTAACTCAGTTTTTGTATCTCCAAGTTCCTTCTGAAGTTCATCCCGAGATTTTCTCAGTTCCTTAAAGTTTTTTGTCTTATCGTCCTCTCCTTTCATTTCTTCGGTCTTGGCATTAACCTTGACTGTCAATTCAGCAATTTTATCGGTTAAATCAGCGGCTTTCTCTTTGGCTTCCAGTTTTGCTTCCTCGATTTTCTCTTCTGCCTCGCTTTTAGGAAGAACTTCTATCGGATTTCCGTCTTCGTCAAAAGTTTCAATGGGATCTCCTGCTTCATTAAAGACTCCTGTCATAAAATTTTTTAATTAATGTTTAGCCTAACAACCAATTTGTTAACTAGGGCTGGCGTACCCCGTGCGGCGACCTTTACTCAATTTCACCCAAGACAGTTTCCTCTTCGGGTTTATCGTGCCTTGAGAGTGATTGACGTGATTTGTCTTTAAACCATTCCTGAACTATTTTCAGTCCGTTTATAGTCCCTCGTACAAACCATAAATCCTCTAAACTTTGGGATTTGGTTCCCAGTTCCTGCAATTGTTTAAATATTAAAAGTTTTAAAATCTTCTCTCCCCATTTTTTATAGAAAAGTTCCACATCTCCAATCATATCAGCCAATTCCTCGTCTGTGTACTCTTTTTCTTCAATTTCCTCTATTTCTTTACAATTTAAGTCTTCTATTGGATTGCTCATAAAATGCCCTTAGGAGACACCGTCTCTGGTTTTGGCATCAATCCTTGCTTAACGCCCTTCTGACCTTGTCCAGCCCCTTGCATGCCCTGTGAGCGCGTTCCTGCGAGTTCTTGCGGTGCCATTGGCGCTTCACCCCTCAAAAACATCTTTCCGGGATCTTCTTCCCAGATTTGAGCGTAACGTTCCATTCCCCAGTCTGGGTTCAATGGAAATCCAAGGCCAATTGCCCCCATAACCATCTCTTGGAACATAATTTTATTAAACTCCGAGGTTTTCTTTTCCTTCGGATTGATATTTATAACCCACAATAACTTAGCTTTCTTGATTTCCTTGGGATTCAACATAATCATTTTGATCGGAATGCCCATTTTCTTAGTTGCCTGTTCTTCCAGAGACCGTATTTCCTCTGGTTTGGGTATCTTTTCCGTGGGTATGACCATACGCACCCCTTGACCCTTCTTGCTGACAGTTCTTTCGGTGGCAACTGTCCGGTAACGGTTCTTCAATGCTCCACGCGCCTCATCAACTGTCTGATCAGTGGGTTCAAACCAGTATTTCAAAATCAACGCCAAACGTTTGTAGGCAAGTTTCTTTTCTAAAAGTGCGGCAGACAATGTAACCAGTCCCATCATAATTTTCGCCTGACGCTGAAGTTGCATAATCTGGGTTGCGGTAACGCGTTCCCCTCCTTCTTTGGCGCCCGTAGTGGTCTGTGATACCGTGTTGCGGTCAATCATCGTGATCATTTCCTGAATCATACTAAATTCCCCCTGAGTAACGCCCTTGGTTTCCTGCTCACTTACAGGTTGAAGCTGTCCAGGAAGGATTCCGCGTGTTATCTTGCCTGCGGAAAGCACGTCTCTTGAGAGCACCCTGTCCGAAGTATTCAAATATGGCGGCATATAAGACTTATAGGTCTTAAGGACTCCAAGTTGCATCATTTTGTCTAAAACCGCGACAATGTTCTTATTTTTAAATATAAAGGACTTTCCGATTGCGAAAGTATCCCTGATCGGTTCAAGGTTCTGTTGGACTATGGTGTACTCCCCGTCCGGTGAGACCTCAGTCAACGGGTAGCCTAACGGTAGCATCGGCACTCCATTCAGTATGATCTGGAATTCGTTATTAATCTTGTCCTGATACTTGATTACTTCCACTTTTTCGGTGTCCGTATCAATCAATCTCCAACAATTATAAACCATCTCATCTCCAGCGTTCCCCGAGAAAGAACTCTTTGTCTTGGAAACGTGTTTCCACATCTCCCAATCCCCATAAAGTTGTTTCGCTTCGTCATAACGAATCACCTGAAGCGTAAAAATAAACGGTTGGTCTTCGATAAAGTACTTACTCATGTCTCCCAGATAGACCGCGGTGCCAGGAATAATGCTTCTAATTGGACGCGAGTCGCTTTTTTTGCGGGACGTAGTCCATTTTGCGTCACTGCCTTCAAAAACTTTGGAAACATTCTTTTCCGTAAGATATTTCTCGTTCCAGATGTCCTCAACGTAAACCGTTCCCTGCTTCATCAGTTCATACTGCCTCAACATTCTTTTTTCTTCATCGTTCTCCATCTCGCCCACCTTATCCATAACGTCCTCTATCCCTTCCCCCAACGCCCCTATGGGAAAGTTATTCGCGTCAAACGCCGTAATGTCCGGCGAAAGGTTCAAACCCTGAAATGTAGACAAAAAAGCCAGCATCTTTGTACGCAAAGTGCCGGACTGGAACACGGTATCGTCTTTGTTTTTTTTGTACTGGATTACGGTGTTGGCCCCGCGCTCATTAGCCCACCAATAGTTCAAATAATCCAAATTGTCGAACTCCCCGTGAACTTGATCACGGTTAGTTTTGGCTGTTTCCAGCCGCTTTTGGAGGTTGCCGATATATGTTTGTTCTTCAGGCGTGTAATTTGACACCTGAATATCCACGGGCTTATTCTCTTCCCCCAAAATACTTCCTTGTGAAATTAATGTTGCTTCTGCCACGTTATTTGAGGTCCTCGTATTTTCCGAGTACCTTTAAGTTACTTATTCAAAAATATCCAATACGTCCCCCTTCCCCTCTGCCTGTTTCCTTCTAATCTCCTCAAACTCCCTTATCTCGGGGTCTTCAACGTAATTACCTAACTCTCCTTCTGTCCTTCCCAACGCCAGATACCTGAACGCATCAGCAGCATGCGAAGACCAGTCATGATACGGGTGCTCCTTAAACTGGCCCTGTTTATCATCCCACTCCTTATGATAAGCCACCAAGGCGTCAATTCCCGAGGAACACTTCTTTTCGTCAAACCAACACTTATTGAACATCCTTCTGGCCGCGTCAATTCCTTCCTCTATCGGTAATTTAGGAACTATTTTAAAATTTATTCCCAATTTTTGGGCAACTTCCAAGCGGGTCTTTCCGCTTCCTACTTCTCGGTTTTGGAGGTCGTGAGGTCCGAAGTGGTCTGAGTAGATGTAGCCCTTATCATTAAGAATCTTCGCAAAATACGGAAACCCCTCCCCCGTCGTCTCGTAGTAATCTATTAGCCTTATCTCTGCTCCTACTCTCTGAAAGAACCATATAGCAGTAGCGTCGCCTATGCCTATGTCCCAAGCAGTAGACACTTTAAGGCCTGGCTCATACAATACGCCCGATATGCGTCCTTCTTGTCTTGCGTCTCTGATCTGGGTTGAGTAGTAAGCGCCCTGTATAGCCGCTTCAAACGAGCAATACCACTCCTGATTAAACTCATCCGGAGTCATTACCTTCTCTGCGTCGTCTAACTCCTTTTGAGAGATCAGGCCAGAATCAGCTACCGATAAGAGCATGCCGAACCAATCAGGATCTGTCTTTGATCTTAGATATAACCTGTAAAAATCATTCTTGCCTTTTGGGGTGCCTATCCATATAGCATATCCTTTGTGGTCCGCAAGCGAAGGCCTTATGATTTCAGTAAAGATATTTGAAGGTTGTTGAGAATACTCATCAAACACTACGCCCCACAAACCCAAACCTCTTAAACTATCAGGATTATCAGCGCCATAAAGCGTTATCCTTGCGTTGTTATGAAAATCTACCCTTAACTCACTTTCATTAAACTTAACTCCGTCAAATTTCTCTGTATACTCTTTTAAAATATCCCAAGCTACATTTTTAGCTTGTTTGTATGTCGGAGCAATATAAGCGAAGCGTGCTTTCTCTGTTCTTGTAGCATCACGGACTAAATGATTTATTGAGGCCGTTGTTTTACCGGATCTTCTATGAGCTACAATTACGCGCCATCTTTTAGTTGTCTCGTGTAGCGCTTGGGTCCACGCTCTCGGGCTGTAAACTATCACTCTCTCCTTTTTTATCTCCTTTGTCGTCATCATATTTTCCCCATTCATAAGATTTAAGTTCTATCTCTAATTTATTGGCTGTTCTCTGCTTTAATTGATTATACTCTTTAATTGCTGAAACCTTTGCTGATAAGTTGTCTTTTTGTTTAATTGTGAATGCTAATTCTTTGTCTACCACTATATCATTCAGCACAATATCCATTAACTCATTCACTCTGTCTAATATGTTAATGTTTGTTAATAATCCAGATGCTAATACCTTTGCCGAGTCATATTGCTTTCTTTTTAATCCATATGCTTTTAAATAACTCTCTACTCCATTACCAAAAAACTCTCTATCTGTAGCATATAGCTGACAAAATAGTTCTTGCTGTAGGTTTAGCTTCCTTTTCTCTTTTTGTGCTTTTTTAGGCATTTTGTTTATTACCCTTTAAATTGTTAGTCATTATTTGCCTCTCTGTGCGCTTTTTATTTTCTTTTGGTGTTATTACTTGGCTCTAAATGGCTCTAAATTATTTTGTTGATTTATCCGGCTTTGTGTATAAATAGCTGTTGCCTATTGACAAGGGTATTTAATTTTGATAATCTTAAAGTAGGTTTAATTTAAGAGATTCGCCAGCTCTTTAAAAAAATATGAAATATATTGTAAGTTGGTCTGAAAATAGGTCAATTATTATTGAAGCAGACGATACAGAACAAGCAGAAGAAATTATTAAAACAGGAAATTTTGCCGAAGATGATGTTGAAAGCGATGGCGTTGATATGGCTACTATTGAAGCAGTTAAATTTGAAAAATAGTTTTCTTTTCTCCGCTCATTAATTCTGGCGAGTTAGTGAGCGGGATAAAGAATAATTAACAAAGAGATGCTGGCTCTTTAAAAAAATATGATACAAGAACTTTATAATGCTAAAATCTTTTATCAATTAAATTGGACAATATTATGGGATAGCGAAAGCAAAAAACTTTATTGGCGAAATACTTGGACGGGCAAAGAAATAAAACTTGGGATAGCAGAAAACAAAAATGAAGCCAAAAAATTGATGATTGAAAAAGCAGGAAGAATTAGAAACATTAAAAATAAGATTGTAAAATAGTTTTCTTTTGGCTCCTCTGATTTATCCAGCAATAGATTGGAGGAGCAATAAAGATAATTATTAACCAAAATATATGAATCAATTATACAAAATGAAATGTTTAAAAGCTGGTTTGTTTTGGGTTTGTATTGGGGGCTTGGCTCTTGGTTGGTTGTTAGGGGCTATGGGATTATAATTAATCAATGTTTTTAGCCGAACATTAAAAAATATATGATAACAAAGAAACAAAAAGAAGAATTAAAAAATGCGGGAGCAAATGACCAATTATTAGAAGAAATTTTAGAAGCACACGCACAAAATTATATTGATGAAATGGGGATTGAGGGATTGAATGACCAAAACGAAGCGATTGTAATTTATAAGGAGGGATTTTTTGGTGGATAGTTTTTGTCTCTGCTCTTATTGGCTAAGATGAGGGCAGAATATAGGAACTATTGCAAGGTCGCTAATAATTAAAATAAAAACTAAAATAAAAACTATGGAAATCTTAACCGGAGACAAAATAAGAGAAACGACAATTTTGAGTGAGGGGGACAAAGATAAAATGTATCAACCCTTTCTCATTACTTCGTTATGCCGATATGATTTAGTGATAGATCTTGATTGGTCCGAAGATAAGGCGCTGGCAGTCAGCAACGAACAAATGAAGAATATCTGTAAGAAAATGGCAGAAGAAACAGGATATCAGGCGGGGCTTGAAGAAATTGTAAATAGCGTAATAAACTAATTTAAAAATATGTCCTTTAACCCAATAATCTTTGCCGTAATCTGTATTCTGATTATAGCACTAATCAATATATGGTTTTTTCGGCAAAAGAAATAATATGGAATTTGTAAAAGCGTATTTGCTAATAGTCGTTATAATAATCGTAGCACTTGTCTGGACTTGGTTATTTGGAAGGGAGGGTTGGATATTTTTGTTTGGCGTTTTTGCTGGAATAATTTTATCTCTTGTTTTTCCTAAATAATAATTTTTAAGGCATTTTTCCAATGGGAAGAAAACCGGCAGGGCCGGAAAAAGATATAATGAGTTATCTAAAACTCTTTTCCCATTCTTTTTTATTTTAACACTTTTTCGGCAGGAGACTTTATTTGAAAAGGTATAGATGAGAAAATATCTCCTGCCAAAAAAACAAGTTCACGGCTTGTATCACTCGCCATTTCTGATGAGTAATTTAGAGCCGTGAACTCTATTTTTATATTATATCAATTAAATGTTTGTGTCAAGTGGGGACAACTCCCCATTTTTATATTGAAACTTTTTACCACTTTTGTCAACCCAAATTACTTTCCATCTCCTTGTTTCAAAGTCCCATATTTGATGTATTTCGTATTTCTTTTCATAAATTCTTTTTGGCATTAATTTATTTTCTCTAAAAATTCCCATACCCTTAAATAGTCTTCCTGTGTGTTGTTCGCCAACCAAATTGATCCCGGGGATAGTGCTTCCAAAATGATGTCCCCATTCATACCCACAACGACAAATGTATTTCTTGTGAGTTTTGCAATACTTCTGTTTTAATTTTCCTATCTGACAATCAATAATCCGGCAACCCAGCGCGGATGAATGAAAATACCTATCTCCCTCCTTTGTCTGTCTCATAAAACATTCCAACCAAAGATTAATACGCCCGCCACAAATAAAGCGATAGCGATCGCACAACCCAAGTCATATAAAAAAGTTTTAAATTTCTCGTTCATTGAATCTTTTTTAATGCTTCTAATAATTCTTCTAATTCTGTAATTGTCCAACACTTTGTTTCGCTTGCTTTTTTGCGAAGCGCGTTGTATCTTTTAATCCCCAATCGCTTTTTAATCATCTCGGTAAATTCCGTTGGCTCTTGATGTGCCCAGAAAAAATGACAATTCCAGTCCAATCCAATTATATTATCTAAAAACCATCTAACTGACTTATGATTACGGCTAAATATATGACACACTTGAACCGGCCCCTTTCCACATCTCGCGCATACAGGATAAAGAACCCTAACAACCCTACGAACTTCTGCGTCTAATTTGTCCTCTAATTTTCTTTTTTTTGTTTTCATTTTAATCTCTTAATTATTATAAAATTTCTTAATGTTCTTTCCGCACCGACCACAATATAGAGTTTCGCTTATTCCAATCGTCCCAACTATTCTTAACTTATGTCCAAGCAATTTACACAATAATTTAGTAAATTTTGTTGGTATTCTTCTTAACCAATTTTCTTTTTCTTTTGCTTGTTTTGTTATTTCTTTCATATAGAGAATTAAGGGGTTAAAGATTTATATTTATCACCCATTGCCCTTATTTCTTCTGGGGTTCTGTGGTTAAAACAATCATCACAAACCAATACCATATCATTATTTTTATCGGCATTATCAACCCCCCAAATGTTCTTTGCCTCTTCATTGGCCTCTTCATCGGTTCTTGACTTCTCAAAAATTCCACCACAGACAGCACATTTAAATTCATTCTTTTTCATATCCTTTTATTTTGTTTTAATGATTAGTTTCTTGGCTCTTCCCCACTTTCTTGTAATCTTCCCTGGCGATTTTTTGCTTAACGGTATCTTTTCTTTATTTATAACATTAATCGGCGGAAATGCTCGCAAAAAATCTTCTGTCATATATTCTGGTATTGTAATTACTTTTCTCATATCCTTTTATTTTCTTTTAATTTTTAATGGCTTTAAGAATTATGCTCTTTGAGTTCGTCTTTGGTGATGCCGTGTTCAAAAACCGCATTTAACATTCTAATTCCTTGTTGTTTGCGAAGTTCTCGTATTTCTTGTTTCATACTTTTCCTACTCATTCCCATCATAACTGGACTAACATCGTGTTCTTTCCAATGTTTTTCTAATTTTGTTTGTTTCTTTTTCATATAGAGAATTAAGGGGTTAATCTTTTAATAATTTCATCAAGACAAGCATTGTGTCCCATTCTTGAAGCGAGCATATCTCTTTCAGTTATTCTTTCTAATTTTTCAGGAAGACCTCCGTATTTTTTAGGTAATAATCTTTCTGTCTCCAGCTTCTGGGCTTCAAGTAATTGGCGGATAAAGTGCTTAATATCTTCTTCGCTTCTCCCAATGTCACCATATAGTCCATAAAATTCTTGCCATTCATCTTCCCATTTTGTTGGTTTGGGGTTTTTCGCCTCTAATTCTTTTTTAAGTTTTTTATATTGTTTGTGGTTCATAATGGCTTTAAGAATTATGCTCTTGTGGGGAAAGAAAGGTCATGAACCTTTGAAAGAATACTTTCCTGTTGCCAGTGAAATATCTCACCTTCCCCCACAAAAGAACAATTCACTTCCCCTCATATAGAGAATTAAGGGGCTAGCAACTTAATAAATAATGAATTCTATTATTGTCTTTTTTGCAAATATGGGGATTTTCCGAGCCATCCTCAAATTTGCTTTCTGATATTTTCCAATTAGAATGAATGCCCGTGAAGTTTTGTAAATTAACCTCTTTCTCAATTTCTTCTATGGTTAAATCTTTTTCAGCACACACAGCACAATAAACCAATCCGTTTGCGTAAATTTCTACTTTTTTCATATATTTTTATCTTCTTTTAATTATTAATGGCTTTAAGAATTAGGGGGTTAGGTTAATATCGCTTTCTATTTCATTTCCCCAAGCGTCCCAACCTTCTGTTTTCTGTCGGGCAAAAAGTTCTATGCGGGGTAGGTCGCCATATAAGGCAGTAATATTGTTTCTTACCTTTTCTGGTTTTTGAGAATGTTTCCCTCTTGGTTGCAATAATACTTGTCTTATATTTAGAGTTTGTCGTTTTAATTTTCCTTTTAATCCCAATAGACATATTTCTATCCCGCCCAATGTGAATGTTCCTACTCGGCAATTTGGCATACCTGTTTTTTGAGATGTTTTAACCCAGCAAAAAGCTATTGTCTTAAAATTGAACCCCCACGAACTCATTACATCTAATCCTTCTTGTAGTCTACTATTAAGAACCCACAAAAATAAAGCACAATTATCATCTGTCATTTCCTGTATTGGTAAGTTTTTAATCGCACCAACCGACATTGTGGGATATTCGGGATTATACGCTCCTCCCTGCATTTCCCAAGGAGGGTCAGCATATATTATTTGATATTTTTTCATAATGGCTTTAAGAATTAGGGGGTTAAAGATTTACTTTATTATCTTCTTCTAAAATATCGCAGGGCTTTTTACATTTTCGGCAAACAAAATGATAAGTTTGACCCTTTTTATATCTGCCGCCAAAATCTGAAACACCACCCTCAATTTTAACTTTCGCCCCACAACACTTTGATTTGTAGTTTGGTTTATACATATCTTTTTATTTTGTGTTAATGATTAAAAATTATATTCTGGAATGTTTAATTTCTTATAAAGATATTTCATTGCGGGGCTTAATGCCACTGAACCCCCAAACTTTTTGCCCAATCCCTCATAATGTTTTTTCGCCCCTATAAGTAATTCGGTAGCATGTCCGCTGTTTTTCTTTTCGGACTCTATTTTATAAAGGGTTGCCCAGTCCTCACCTATTCCGAAAAACGCCACACAACTTTTATGCTTCCATCTTTCAAGTTCCATTCCCAAAACATTAACTATCTTCTTTTTCATAATGGCTTTAAGAATTAAGGGTTATAATAAAATCTCTTGGCGTAATCTTTGTCTTGCGATTTCACAATACTTTTCGCTGATTTCTATGCCGATAAAGTTTCTTTTAAGATGCTTACAGGCGACTGCGGTTGTGCCACTTCCGATACAAGCATCTAATACTAAATTGTTTTCATTTGAACTGCTCATAATTAGGTGCTTAAACAATTCTACTGGTTTTTCTGTTGGATGTTGTTTGTTCGTTCCACTTGGGAATTTCCATACAGGATTTTTACAGTGCTGATTAAATGTGGCATTTGGTTTCTTAAAATAAACCGCAAACTCTACCCCACTCAACCATATAAAATCTCCATTCATCGGACTTGGATTGGTTTTTTCCCATACACACAATCTCGTAGAATAGTTACTAAAATAATTTATTATTTGCGATATTTGTCCCCACCCACAAAAGATATAACCCGAACCAAAACAAATCCTGTCCGTTTCTCGTAGGAATTTATCTAAATCAAAAGTAATAACATCCGCATCGCCCTTATCTAAATTTCTCAATCCCTGACTTTCACGACTTACTCCGTCATAGGGAATATCAGTCAAAACCAAATCCACACACTTATCTGGCAGTTGCTTCATAATTTCTAAGCAGTCGCCACAGATTATTGTATTTATAAAGTCGTCTATTGGTTTCATAATGGCTTTAAGAATTAAGGGGTTAGGTTGATGCTTAAAATATAAACTAAGTCTTCCAAATCTTTTTTGTCTAAAACAAGGCATTTCAAATCTTCGCTATTTTTCATATAGCGAAACAATATCTCGTAAATCCTTTCTCTTAGTTCGTCTTTACTCATATCTTTTATTTTTTATTAGTTAATTAGTGGCTTTAAGAATTAAGGGGTTAATTATTATTCGCTAAATTAGTTTTAAGTCCTTTGAAATTTTATTAAACCTTCTTGTTTGACGCGTAATTTCAAATTTTCTTCGTCCCAATTAACCCAAGAAAACCATTGCTTTTTTATGGGACAATATGCCTTAAAGTTTCCTCGTCCTTTATGCTTCCAACACTTATAATCTTCTTGTTTTTTATCGGCACATTTTATAAACTCATTAAACTTCCGACAGAACTTTTTACCCCCTTTGAGAGAATAGAATTTACAATTTTTGTGATATTTTTTCATATAGAAATTAAGGGGTTAGGTTAAATCTAAATCTTGTCTTTTTCTTTTAGCCATAATGCTAATTGAAATATCATCATTGAAAAGAATCCAGCAAATACACACCAAGCCCACCAAGCATTTGTCATATAGATTACTGCTATCGGAACAATTATCAATATCCATAAGATAATTTTTAATAAGAGTTTTTTCATATATTTTTATATTCTTTTAATTATTAATGGCTTTAAGAATTAGGGGGTTAGGTTAATAACGATACATCGCAAATGCCTCGTCATCGCAAGGCACAAGCTCTCTTATCTTTTCTTTATTAAATAATTTATCTCCGCGTCTTGCCAGTTCTTTTTTGTCCGCGCCCCAAAAATCTACAAAAGGAACGGCACTTAAAGAAGTATAAATAGCCCAATCGTGTATTCCGCCCCTAACGGCAACCCACATAAATGTCCGTCCATCCATCTCTCCTGCCTTAAATTCAAAAATTGTGTGCGGTTTCATCTCTTTTAATTGTTGTAGTGTTAACATATCCTTTTATTAGTTAATTGTTTACTCGGCTTTTAGGGATTAATTATTCTGGGTTTTCGTAGATATTGCCGATGACCTCATAGTCCGCATTATAAAACAATCCCCATCCACCAAAACAAACATTCCATTCTACCTTATATGGCACTTCTTCTCCTTCTACTGGATTAAGATTATTTACAATATCCCCCTCATAAATCTCCTTTCCTTGCTTGTCTTTTAAGCCAGTGTATTGCATTAAAATACCCATTGTGTAATCAGTATACAATTCATCTTCTCCTAATTCAGAATTCTGGAATACCCAACTACCATCTCCGAAAATTACAAGATTATCAACATATGTTTCTTTTGGGTGCATATTAAAATAAAACATCTTTTGTTTATTTTTGTCCCACGCTCTAAATTTTATTTCTCTCATATACTTTTATCTTCTTTTAAGGATTAATGGCTTGATAAAACTTTAACAATGTTCCTTCGTGAATATGGTGTCCATTGTCTATTGTCCAGTGGCGGTTTCCTGTGGCTTTTCGCAAAATCTTAACAATCTTGCCCGTTGCCTTGTTCTGCCATTTTTGACCACGCTTTATTATTATTTCTCTTTTCATAATGGCTTTAAGAATTAGGGGGTTAATTATTGTTCTGGGTGCGACCCGACTGCGGTCTTACCGGACATATTCGCCCCCTGTATTTTGCCCGCAGATTGCCCGTGGTCGGCCACAGCCATTAAGGGAGCCAATCTGTTTTCACTATCTAATACAAAATTCTTTTTGGCAATGGGGACAAAGTATTGTTCCGTAGTGATTTCCCTTTCTTCCCATTTTTATTAATTCTAAGTTTTCAATTCTATTGTCATCTTTAATTCCATTTTTATGATGAACGATTTCATCTTTCTCTAAATATCTTCCAAGATATTTCTCCATTACAAGTCGGTGTTCTGCCATATATTTGCCACTTTTTGCACGAGGATGATTATGGACACGAATCCAAATATATCCATCATTTATTACTCGTCCACGATAAATTCCTGTTTTTATTCTATGATCATTAAAACATTTAAAACAACAAAACTTACCACCACCCTTCTTAATTTCTTGTTTTAATGGCTTAAATCTCTTGCCACAGAACAAGCACTTTTTATAATAATTAATCCTGCCAAGAGATAAATTGTTTTTTCTTTGTTCTTTGTGATAACAAATTCTACACATTTTATGTGCTTGGTGTTTTCTATCTTTTGTTCCACAAATTATACATTTTTCAATTTTATACTTTTTGCTCCACATATTTTTATTTAGCCAAACAGCCCTTTGCTTGTTTTACCCAGAATTTTATTTAATATACGTCGCCATTTTCAGCGCATTTTTGTATTTCATAATCCGCGATACGTCTTCTGTAAATCTCAAATTGAATTGCAGTTAAAACTCCCAAGACATCATTATAATTTTGGTAGTGCGGATTATCACCCAAATAATCTAAAATCAATTTAGTTAAAACATAATTTAACTCTCCTACGTTTTCTGGGGTTTTCCCCATGTTTAATTCGTCTCTATTAATTTTTTTTATGTATGGCATAAATTGTGCTGGCTTTAAGGATTAACCAGCGAACCTTTTAAGTTCGTCCAAAGAGTAAAAGATTGGTATGTTCAATTCTTTTGCCCTTTGAATTTCTGCTTGCGTTCCTTTAGAGTTTTCACTATTGGGAAGAACCAAAACTGCATCCGATACTTCAAGCCACGCCATTGAATAATCGTAATAATTCTGCACGGTTAGAGTTTCTTCGTCTCTAATCATCAACTGAAAGTGGTAATCAAACCAAGGAACAAAGGGTGCAAACCCCGCCAAAAGAACTTCGAGCCCCGCCCTCATTCCGCGCCTCATATTATCAAGGGCCGAGATAATGTTTGACGCAGAATAAGCACCGGCGACATAAACTCTTTTTGTCATTTTTTCCTCCATTTCTTTTTTAAATCCTCAATTCTCTGCCAAAGCACCATCCCCCAACCCGCTATATCAATTATCTCCGCCTGAATTTCATTCATTAGCTCTTTGGGATCTCGGCTAAAAGATTTATCCCCGTAGGAATAAAAACCTTTGAGCATTTTTTGGTCTAATAGTTTAACAAATTTTGGTAAAACTTTTTTATAAATCATACAAAGAGAACGAGAGGAAGGCACCGCTTGTAATGCGTTCTCTTTTTTTGGACATTTAAGTCTTCCTCTCGTTGTTAGCGAACTTAGGCGGAAAAGGTGCGACCAGCATAGGTGAACTGGCCATTGATGATAATGGGAACGTAGTCGTTGAATAGCCCATCTTTCCTGATGTAGATAATTGCAAATGCGTGGATCCACCTGTTGGGTCGGCCCCAGAGATACTGAGGCGACTTGTCGCAAAGGCAACCGATTGAAGAACAGGTGTGGTAGTCATTTGGATCTTCAACGTGGACCTTGGTGTAGAGTTGCCTATCATGGGTATGGCCGTACATAACGCTTTTCATGTAGGACTGAGAGGTCTTTTCTGCGTGGTATTTGTTGGTGTACTCACCATGGACTAAGGTCAACTTCCCAAGTTTCAGTTTGCCTCGTAAGGCAGATCCATGCTTTCCCCGGATGAGATAAGGGATTACATTCCAGCCACGCTTTTTGAGCTTGAGAACATTCTCAATTTCTACCAACCCCTCTAATTGCGGGTTCGCTTCAACCAGTTGGTACTGCCAATCCTCATGATTTCCGAAAAGATAATGCTTTTCTGCTTGTGGACAGAGCTTTTCCAGTGGTTCAAGAATGTCCTGTTTGAAGTTCTCGTAATCGTGAAGCAACCGCTTACCCTCAAATGCCTTGAGGTTGCCTTTCTCTCTCTTCCAGTGGTCAATACTCCGCATCTCAATTGCGTCTCCCAAGAGAACAAGGATATGCGGCTTGAACCACTTGATGAACTTCAGGACAGCAAACCAAGCTTTCTTGTTGAAATAGGGGTAATGAATGTCAGGAAGAACGATTACTTTTTTCATCTCTCACCTCCTCCGTGATGATACATCCATCTACTTTCGGACTGGCTCTGAATGATTCTGCGACCGTTTCACAGAACTTCTCGTCCGTAAATAGAATCTTGGAGACCTCTCCACTCTTCCAAAAGATTGCCAGACAATACCATTTCATTTTTTCCTCCTCATAGAAAGGGTTAAACAAATACCGGAACCGATTGCCCCACCCAAAGCTCCCGACAGGAGCAAAAACCATTCCTTTGGGTGATTTATCACATAAGCGGACACACCAACCAACAACAGCTCCTCAACAAAGACAACATACATTGTCTTGGCTATTTTTCCGTTGGCAATAAACCAAGTCCGCAGTGTTGCCGCTGACCACTGCAGAAGCCCCGCCACAAAATAGAGCAGAAGTTTTACAATAGTCATCTTTTCCTCCTTATTCGCTTTTTAAAGAACGCTTATTTGATTCCCAAAATCCGAGCACACGACCAATAAGAACTAAATCCTTTTTCCAGCGCCAATGTTAAAAATCTTATTTGGTCGTGCGGACTATTAATATCACCCTTAAATCCCATTTTTTTTGAAAGGTAGTCCCAAGTTCTTTCCTGAACCTGAATCAATCCATAAGCCGGGTAGATATAATTCAAATCACCTTTGGCGGTTTCAACCCATTGGCTCTCGCAAGAAATTATGGCATATACTTGGGAGCTAACTTCAACTGCTTTATGCGGAAACTCCATTGACTTCTCATTCTTCACCTCAAACCCATTGCTTTTTAAAGAGAGAAAAAACATAATAATCAGAAAAACAATCAATGCTAAAATCCATCTCCACATCTGTGGCTTTTTTGTTTCTCTTGGTGAGTATTCTGGTAAAATAGTTCCCATATTCCTACCAGCTTCTGCCCACACAAGGTCGGCAGTTATCTCGCAGGCGAGTGATCGGGTCGGCGTTTCTCCAAGTAAATGAAGTTCTGACCCGCCCTCCTTTTATTAAAACAAGCAAGATTTAAACTGGTAGGAATATAAGAGCTAAATTTTAAGGTGCTATTGATAAATTGGATTTTCAACCGAGGGAAAAGGAACATAAATACCCCAATTTTCCCCTATAAACTTACAGAACGCCTCATAAACTAAATCTATTTCCTTGTTTTTATCAAGTTGAGTCGTGCTATATTTTTTAAGTTTTGCGATTTGGATTACTCGCCAAAGTTCCTTAATGAATTCTGGCGAGGGTATAACATCAACTCCTTTTTTATTTAGGGCAGTTATTATCATACTCACACTAACCCCGTTTTCCTCGCACTCTTCTGAAACCAAGTCAAATAATTTATGTAAAGAATTATTTTGAGTAGAACTTCGTTTATTGATTATTCTTCCTATTTCAACTTCCAATTCTTTATCTTTTAATAACTCCAACCATATAGAAATTCCTATCTTATCGTGAAACTTTAATTCTTTTCCATCTGATGTAGCACTAAATTTTTGTTTTTGAGTATTCATGTATTTATCTTTTTATATGCATTGTCTCTATTGCCTTTACTGATATTACACCATGCACAAAGCCATTGAATATTAGAAATTGGTCGTAGACATCTATCTTTCCCTTGTTCACTTTTCCAAAAAACATAGATCTATCTTTCATAATTTTCGGCATTTATTCCAAAATACTTATAAGCTGCCCTTCCAAGATCACAACTACAGAATGCCCCCGTAGCCTTTGCTCCGGTATCTCCGCAGAATAAACACTTAAATCCAATCATCCTATCTTCCTGTTCTTTTGCCCACTCTTCTGTTAATGCTACCGCAAATATAATCTTTTTGCCATAGCGCTTAGTCCCGTCTTCTAAATTAGAAACAAACTTATAGGCGTGTATTAAAGAATAAAAAGAATCCCATTCCCTGTTTTTTATATCTTTTATGATATAGCGATTTTTAACTTCGCCTTTTTCATTTTTTACCACTGGCATATTTTTCAAAGAGTTCATCCTCAGATAGGCCGGTGTTTCCCAATTTTCCCGCCCTGAATAAATTAACAGTATGGCTCGAGAAACAAACCGATAGTGTATAGCCGCATTCTTCGGCTTTTTTACTATCCAAGAATGAATCTATTAATTGATAAGCTTCTTCTATTGGATAAAATAAACCTTCTTTTTGACGAACCACATTGCCATCTTTGCCAAAATCTATTGATGGTTTTTTACCAAATTTTTTCTCATAGGCAGCCGTGAAGTATTTTTGAATAGTTGAGAAAAATGTCGCAACGACTTTAGGAGTTGCCCCTATTTCCTTTACTTTACTTTCCTTTACTTTACTTACTGGGGAGTTCTCTATGATAACTCCCTGACTGCTCGCCGATAACTCTATGAGTTCTCCTTTATCTATTGATGGAATATGACTTGGGGCCTCTCTTTTAAGGTCTAAATATTGATGATCTTTGAATTTTCTAACCTCTAAAAACCTATCTCCATCTACATTATAAAGGATTATAAGTTCAAGTTCGTGCATTTCTAAAAGTGCCTTTTCTATAATTGATATAGTTATTCTTTTAATTCGTGGCACAATCATTCCCTTAATAACCTCCGGATTGGCGGAAAACCTACCCTCTATGTCTAAATGAGGAAGAAGCCAGGTATAAATTAGACGATAAGTATCACTTGACAATAATGCCAATCTTCTACTTTGAGATATTACTTTTTTAAGTATTCGTCCTTCTGGCACAAATTTTTTATTTAAAAGGGAATATCTTCTGCCCTAACCTCATCTTCCCCTTCGCTTATTTTAGTATTAATAGAATCTTTTTCCGCCTTAATCGGCAATACAAATCCATTCTCTGTCAGTTCTGCGTCTGGGTGCGAAAAATACCAGACATCAACAAATTTACCAGCTACATTTTGTTTAACCTTCCATGTTTTTACCTTTTTACCTACCCAGCCCAATGCGTCCGGCCCGTAACCGTCTATTAATCCATTTATGGTTGTTTGGTTAAAGCTGACGTTTCCTTCTTTCCCATCTTGGAGCTTTATTAAGAAAATGTCTTGCATTCCGAACTCTCCCGAAACTTCTTTACCCTCATTTGCGATCTCTACCAGGTCGCCCTCTTTGAAGTCAATGCCCTTTTTTAAGAAGGCGCCGACTGATACTCTTTTTTGATATAGTTTTGACATATTTTTATATTATTTGGTTTTTAATTTTCTCTTGTATGCGATAAATATCCAAGCAAGCCAAGAATGCCCTGATATTATCTTCATTAGAGATGCTTCTCTTCTCTAACACATCGCCTGACTCTTTAAGGTTAAGAATCAGATAACCCGTTACCTTTGGATATAAGTTCATTTCTTGAAGCATTAGGTCGTAGCCGGCACACTGCCAAAAGTTCTCCACATAAATCCCGCTACCTGACGTTTTAACGTCCCCAATCCATACTTGGCCGTCTATTTCTACTACCAAGTCAACGATTCCTCCAAGCCAGAGACGTTCCGAGTAAATGTTTTTTTCGCTTTCAAGGAACTTAACCTTGTTCTCGGTTGCCCAATTGATAAAGTTCTGAATTGACTTGTTGTCGGAAGTACCCGTAACTATGCCGTTATTGCTCTTAATTGCGTTCAGGACAAGGTTTTCAATCTCTTCGTGGGTCTTGGTACCGTAGTCTCCGGCTTCTTTCTTTCTTCTGGTGTGGGCTTTACGGGCTTCTTCAAAAACTTTATTTAATTCCTCGTCTGTCAATTTCCAATTTCCATTTGCCCTAATATAATCCACCGCCATATTCGCTGCCCACTGAATGAGTGCTGGCTTAGCTACCACGCCTAAAATAGTCGTACAGCCGGTTAGTTGCTTGCCGTCTAAAAAGTGTTGGTGTTTAACTTTGTTGAAGTTGTATTTCATATATTCTCATTATCATCTTCTATCTCGTCATCTGGCATTTCGTCATCTTCCTCTAAGTCTCTGTCTAAATCACCCTCTTCTACTCCTGGGTCATGTTCGGGCTCTTCTTCATCTGATAATTTCAATATTTCGCTTTGAACGAAACTAAATTGATTCATTACTAATTCTATTGGTGTCATATAATTTTTATTAATTATTATGCTGGAACGGCCATTAAGTTAAACTCAACCCACTTATGATGTAGAGGACATAACCAAATAACTTCTAAGGGCTTTGAATGATCAGGATGGTGTCCGTGCGACTTAGGATCGCCACACACCACGCAGGGTTGTCTTTCTATTATCCCCTTAATAAGGGCACAGTGGAATATAATCATACACCTATATCTGTCGGGATGCTCTCTCCAATACTTCTTGATCAGTTCGCCTTGTTCGGGTCTCCACTTCTTATTCTGTGCCTTTGTGTGTTCGGGATGTTCTAATCTATATTTACGGCTATAAACTCTATCAATTTCCTGTTTACAATTCCTACACCAAGAACCAAATCCATCTTTAACTGATTTGTCTGGCTTGAAATATTCCAAAGTAGCTGGATATTTATTTTTACACTTACTACACTTTTTCATGTTTATTTTTCAAATAATATGCCCTAGACATTGCTCTGTGTTTCTCCGGATCCGCCCAATATTTTTTCTTATGATTTATCCTTGCATATTCACGGAGATATTCTTTGTTTTTTTGATAATACGCCTTGCCCTTTGCCAAATATCTTTCCCGATAATCCTGTCTCCATTTATCATAACTATTCTTTATCCTTGCTTTTAGACCGTGATAATCAACAACATACGCCATTGTTCTTGTTGGTATGTTGAATATCCGAGATAATTCCCTGACGCTGCCATAGCTTCCGTCAAACAAATCTTTTATTTCAGCGATCAGTCCTTCGTGCAATTTTCTTTTCATGTTCTTTTTTAAGAATATAAAAAAGATGTGCAGTTGGCATACGAAATATTTTGGCAAGGTCAACCAATCTTAATCCTTTTGCCTTATATTTCTTCCACACATCATTATAAATTTCATTGCGCCTTTCTATTAAATAATTTGGTATCTTTATCATACAATTTAATGCTAATTTAATTTTAATGTCGTGTCAAGTCCCCTTGCCTGTGGAAAACTTTTTAATGTCTTTTAACATATAGTCTGTGGCGAAATCAATCCTTGCAATAAATCCTAATTTTTTGAAAATCGCAAAAACTATTTCTTGTTCTTTGCTTAATTTGAAATCTTTATTCTTTTTAACCTCTCTCCATTCAAAAATATATTTCTTTTTCTTTTTATCAAATCTCCATAATAAAAAATCTGGCAAACCATTATGAATAACATTCCATTTTTGAGACCGATATACTTTATACATTTTATATTCACTTTTTGTTAATCCCTTACCTGTGTGTCTATATTTTTCACTAATTTCTATGCCTGCAAAGTTTTTAGGAATTAACTCAATTATTTTTTTCTTGTGTTTATGAATTTTAAATGATGGCGACTTATAACCCATTAAAATCTGATGAATTCGTTGTCTTGAAATGCCAAAAACTTTTCCTATTTTTTGATAGGTATATCCTTGTTGTCTTAATTCTAACACATGTTGTTTGTTTGCCATAAAATAAGACGCCTCACCAGTTGAGTTAGCAACCGATGAGGCGTCTTATTAAAAAGATTGCTAACTCAATCTATAATAATTATATTCCTATTTAATTTGTTTGTCAAGTCGTCACCACCCAAAAACTTGCCACCTAATTTGCCCCCACAATCAATTTTTATTGCACGAGTGATATATTATCACCTGCCTAATTTCAATATGTTTTTGTAAAACATGTCCAAGGATTAAATCCTCTTTTTTGATAAAGCTTATACGCCTCTAATATATTATATTGATAATCATAATATCTTTCGTCATATTGTCTATTGAGTTGAAATACGCCATAAGATGAATAAATTGTGATACCCCGTTCTTTTGCCTTCGTTTCGGGATTGTAGGCGCGAGGATTTAATCCGCTTTCACACTTAGCAACGGCAATGGCAGTATTTATAGGCCAGTCATATTTAGATATTTCTGTGATAATTTCTTTTTTCAATTCTAAGTCCATTGTATTTACCATTAAATCGGCCAATGTCTTTTGTTCCGGAACGGGAATTTCACTTATTGAATATACAAAAGAATCTCTGAATAAATCAGAATTAGTAGTCATACCTACCGGAAACAGAAATGCCCCAAGTATTACGACTATTAGGATCTTAAAAATATCCTATTCCCCCTTACCTAACTGGCCCCGCGAATTGGTAAAAAGATTCTTTCCAAGATAAGCGATCAAAGTCGTAATAGCTATCTGTAAAATCGCAGACAAATCCGCAGCGCTTATATTGAGTCCTTTTTCGTTTAATATGTCAATCAGAAAAGTAAGAACCGCAGAAATGATGGCCAATAATAGACCTTTCCCGAAGTCTCCCCAATTGAGAGTTAAAAATGTACTATTCATATAATTTTTAGTTGTTAATTATTATTTAAAGAGCGATTTAATCCACGCCCACAGAGAGAATCCTCCCGTGGGGACTTCGACATACTTATTGTCCGGTGCGAGCAATAAAATCTCCGCACACTCGGTTGCCTTTCCCCATTCTAATGAGGTGGCATTGGGTATAGTGGTAGTCTCTGTCCACGTCCAATACTTGTCAAGGTTTGTAGCTCCTTGTATTAATGTGCCTTTATTTGCGAGATGGCGCTTGGCCAACCCGTCCTCTGAAAAGGCGTAAACCTCACTTGTGTCGTTTGGATCTCTTTTTAGTGTATACATGTTTTTTTTTACCGTCTGGGGTAGTGGTTCGCTCTCTGTTATAATGTAGCGAACAGCATAACCCATAAGGTTATAATTATCTGCTAATTTTTTAATGAATGGGTCATAAGAATCAAATATCTGCCAAATAGTTGGCGGGTCAATAATTGCTATTGCGTGGTTTGTCGGATTTTCTACTCTATAGTATACACCATTATTAATGCCATTCCAAGCAAAGCAAGCGCCCGCCAGAGGCGATATTCGTAGGGCAGTGGCATAATCACTGGCATAGACCATCTCGTAGTTAATGGTGAAGCGTTTTAAGAACTCCTGACCCAAAACATACATTTGGGGGGTTATCTTTGTCTTATTGAAATAATCTACTTCACTATCAGTCCAAGGCAACACGCTTTCTGGTATCAGTCCGTATTTGTGCTTAGCATCTGCTGGGGCTTTTAAGGTATTTCCGTAGTCAGGACTTGTCCCCGATACCAAAGCATCAAACCTATCAGAGAAATTTATATGTCCGCCAACATCTATGTATCCGTTGTCATTTAGCCATTTCAGATTCCCGACAGACATCAATTTTAATTCAATCAATCGGGTAAATAGAATCTCCACTGCCGAAGTTGAAGAAAAGTTGGTGCAACACATACTCTCAAATCCCTGACGTTGTTTCTCATTGGCTGGTAGGAATTGTGTCCAGTTTCCGTCTGAAACGCGAATCTCGGTATCGCCCAACTTACCGAACATATAGTCGGTTTCTACTATTGGAGCAAGAATGATTCCTGAACGAATTGGTTTATTCATAAATATAAATTTAATGATTAAAAGAGAGAAAGAACTACTTATTGATTTTCTTCCGAGAAGAAAATCCTTTGAATACCCAACCGATAATTGTTCCGATTACTGCTATACTTGACAAAACATAATACCTTGATAAGATTAAGATATGAGGAAAAAATCATACGAAAAATTGAAAATGAATCCCATTCGCTATGCCAAATTTTTGGAACAACATAGAATTTGGAACAGGAAATGGTATGCCAGAATGTCTTCCGAAAAAAGGAAAGAGCGATTTTTATATTCTCGTAATTATCGTCAGGAAAACCGAGAAAAACTAAACCTTAAAAAGAGAGAATACTGCATTAAACTTAGAGATGAAGTTCTTAAGCATTATGGAAATAAATGCACTTGTTGTGGTGAATCTCATAAAGAATTTTTATCTATTGACCATATTTCTGGAAAGGGTAATCAACACAGAAAAGAACACAAATTGATTGGTAGTTATAAAATTTACTTTTGGTTGCGCAAACAACATTTCCCTACAGGATTCCGAATTCTCTGCCATAATTGTAATCAATCTTTGGGTCATTATGGCTATTGTCCTCATTCTAAGTCTTCTTCTTTTTCCCTGAAGCATATCCCTTAAATATCCATCCTACGATAGTGCCTATGCCTGCCATCGCACTTCCAAACATAACTCCATCTACCCCCTTTATCAGGGCGATTCCTTCAAGACCAGCAATAGACAGAATACCAAGAGTTGCTACTTCTAATTCGGTATCAAACCATTGATTTACTTTTTTCATTTATTTTGTGGTTAATGATTATTTTCTCCTCTGGGAGCAGACTATAAAAGGAGAAATATGTCCGCCCCCAGAGAAAAAAACTATATTCCCCAATAATTTTTTCTGAATTTTTTATAATATTCTGCACCCATTGACAAGCGATTTATTACTTGATACTATTTAATTGAGCGGTAGAATAATTATTTGGATTCGTAATCTTCGGGATTAAATCCATGTCTATCAAAAATATCTTTTTTAATTTCTGTTTTTTTATCGGACAACTCGTCTGATTTTTTTTCATTATCTTTGATTGATTTATATGCTTCGCTTTGAATGTATTTATCAACTCTTTTGATAAAATCTTCGTTGGCTTGTTTAAATTTATCTTTACCCACTTGTTTTTTAAAGTTAATCATTTCTTTGCTTGTTTTTTCTTCCCAGTTGGCTGTATATCCGTATGTTCCCGCGCTGAATCCTACAAAGTCGGCGAGCAAAGACAACAATATCTCTGAACCATAAACACTCTTTTTGTAGGCATCTATTCCGGTTTGAACTATAATCGGAACAGCAAGACCTTCTATTTCTGTGCCAATTGTCGGTTTCTTGCCTTCAAATGTTTTCTGTTTTATCAAATCAGCCAGAACGCCACCAATTGGAGAAAACTTACCTTCAACAAAATTCCAAAATACATCAAATCCATCCTGTGAACCATAACCATCATTAAATTTATACTTTACGCCAGTGGTTGAGCTTTTAGATGCCTGATTAAATGTTCTCATTGCTAAAACCACATAAGAAGCAAATCCACCGGTAACATCAATTCGTGTGTTGCCGATTTTTATTTTTCCAAAATCAGCACTTGTCGGGTCTTCCTCAACACTATCGGGGTCAATCATTTTAGCCATTAACAATATCAAACCACTACTTACCACTAACGATAAAACATTCTTTTGGGCTTGTCTGCGGGCAAATGAAGTTATCTTTTTACCCGAAATATCAAATCCCAATGGATGAGTCAATGTGTCTATTTGCGACTTAACCCATTTTGGAGCAAAAAATACCTTGTTGATTTCTTTGCCTGCCCGTTCCAACCCACCAATGCTTCCTCTTCCCGTCATACTATTAACCAGTAAATTTATGCTCGCAAGGTCTTCTTTTTCAAGTTTTGTTTTTCCGGTTTTTGCTTGCTGTTGATTTTCGGCTAATTTATACATAATATCTGCGGCGTCTGCCCTACAAGTCATTGCTCCGCCTTCATACATTACATTTGCGGTTGCGAACAACCTTCCAATAAATGGTATCTTACTTGGTCCCCAAGTTGGTATTTCTTCTTCGCCGGTTCCTATATCAAGCTTTGTTTCCAGCCCCTTGCCATCATAATAACCATTTAGATAACTATCACTTGAATAAATTTTCGCCTTAGTTGCATCTAAAATTTCCTGTGCTGCATTTTTTCTACCAATCAATGTTTTGAATCCCTCTTTAAGTGATTGTTTAAAATTTGATCCCCATGCCTTCATTGTAGCCGGTCTTGTCGCCATTTTTCTTGCCTGCCTTCCAAAAAAACTATTATCCATAAACCCGGCAAGGAATGCCCTTGAGTTTTCTGCTATAAAGTTAAAAGATATTCTGGCATCTTCAATGATTGCTCCTACCCGTTCCTTAATCGTTCCCCTGAATAGACTTATAAGGGGTCGTTTTCTTGCTTCTTGCTTAATTGCTGAAATATAGTTATCCAGGGCTGTTTTTGAAGCCCCAAAATTTATTCCTATGGTTTTTCTGTCTTCGGGGTTTTTATATGTTCCGTTCTCGCGGATACTTTGAACCTTATCAAGCTTTTCTTTGGCGAGTTGTGAAAGTTCCGTAATTTTCTGTGCTTCTTCTAATGAAATCTGTGTCCTGTATTTCTTGGAATAAATATCGCTGGTAAGCTCATTTAGAAACTTCTCATATTCTTTGGGAGAATACATCCTTTCTTGTTTTTTGATATAGGTTTCTTTTATTTTATCAAGGGTCGCCTGCTTGTCTTTTTGCGAAAGTCCAGTAATTTCTCTTGCTAAATCATACATTGCCTTTTCTTGATTTTTAAGAAGTAGCTTTCTTTCATATAAAAGGTTAATCTGTTTGGCATTTTCGCTACCGACCAGGCCGGTCAAATAACTTCTTACTTCAGCAGAAGTCATATTGTTTAATTTTTCAGGATTAAACTCACCACTTCTGATGGCTTTTAAAATTTTATTAACTAATTCTTTTGGTAAACAAAACATTAAAATATACTGATTAAAATAATTATCACTAATCCCCACCAAAATACTTTCATTAGCATTTCTAAATCTTCACTATGTTGCGGTGTTTCTAACATGATATTTCTTTTACAAAATTAGCCCACGAATACTTGCTGACCTTTTCGGTTTTCTTTTTAATGGCTTCTTTCATTTCGTTAATTTCTTTCTCTTTTGGTTTTTTCGTCTTTTGTTTGGTTTCTTTTTCTAAAACCTTATTGACCTCTTTAATGTTATAAAATGCAGAATAAGGATTATCTTCTCTTGCCAAACTTAATACCGAACCTGCCTCACTCGTTTCGGTTGCCAACGGAGAATTAACCGCTTTCATTAATAAATCAATATCTCCTTTTTTTTGAGCGTAATCTGCCATTGTCTTTAATAAAAATGAACTTTTGATATTGCTTGGCAGGGATTCTTCTCCCGTAAGAATCTTTCCGGCTTTTTCCATATTCGTATTCATCAATTCAGCAATAGTATCTGCCTGTTCTTTAAATGTAGTTGAAGTATATTCGGCAATTTCTTTAAATCCTTTCGTGAGTCCCGCCTCTATTGCCTTTACCTGTATATTCAAAGCAACCCCACTGGGTTTATTGCCTGTAATTTCTATTGGTTTAATTTCCGCCTTAACTTCTTTTATTCCTTTAGTAGCTTGGGCGTAGAAGTCAGTGAGTTGAGATTTAGAAAGTTTTATTAGTGGATTTTTACTATTAGAATAAATAAAATCTGCTCCCGTAAAAAATGGGTCTTTGGGGTCAAAATCACTGGCAAATTGTTTAATTAGGTCTTTTGCTTTAACCCTTTTACTTACAACATTTTTAGGAACATCCGTATAAGATAATGCCGACTCAAAATCTGTGGTTACAAAGTCTCCGTCAATTATTGTCCTTCTTGCTTTCCCCGATAAATCGTCAATCCCCCTATAAATAGTAATTTCTTTTTCTGGATTAATTCCCAAATCACTTATTCTCGCGCTTTCTGGCGTTCCATACTTACGAAGACTTGGGTTGTGTTCTCCGTATTGAGTAGCCCCGCCATTAACTTTTGATACAAATTCGTCTAATGTTCTATTCGGAACTTTCGCTTCTTTAATTATTGCTTGTTCAAGTTCTTTGGGGATTATACCTTTTTCGGCTGAAAGTGCCTCTGGGGGGGCAATTTTGACTTCTGGGGCGATTGTAGGGGCGGGTTTGACCCCTTGAATTATCTTTTTACCGTCCTCATTATATAATCGTATTTTTGGTTGTTTCGTTTCGGGAGTTTCAATTTGAGGGATATTTGTCGTTTGTTGAACTGCAGATATATTCTTTCCGCCAACAAGTTGTCCCGCTCCGCCGATTAAAGCACCACTTACACCGCCAACTCCAAGTGTCATTAAAATTTGTCCCGAGGTAAAGTATTTTTTACCTTCCTCCATTATGGCGTTCTTTTCTTCGTCTGTCTTTGCCATTCTCCAGTTATTCTGATATTTTAAAAGATCTTGTGCTACTTCTGTTCCACCCTCAACTCCAAAATTCTTAACCATTACATTTAAGAGTGTTTTCCCACCACTCTTAAATAGCGATTCAATAGATTTCCCAAGCATCATATCTCCAACCGTATCTATGGCTATATTTGTTATACTGCTTACCTTTCCTTTGTTTTCAAGTTGTTCTGATGCCGATAATGCAGACCAATAAGCAGCAGATAAGGGTTTTCCCGCAATGGGGACAAAAGACAACGCAACGCCTATTGCTGTTTGCGGTAAGGTATTCCCAAGCTGATATAAGAATTTGCTTATGGTTGAAGATTCGGGATTTTCTGCCCTCTCTTTAATCGCCTTATATGCTTCTTCATATGTTTTTTGGGGACTTAAACTTTCTATTCTTGCCAACATTCCCGCTCCCGATGTTTCTTTTGATAATCCAGCAATTACTTTGCCCGTTTTAGATTCGGCGGTAATCTTTTCTAATGGCTTAGATGCTACGGTTTCTAATACTTTTGATGCATCAAATTTTTCTGTTGTTTTATAAATTGTTCCAAATATCTTTCCTAATACGGTTTTAAATACTTCCTTAATAGAAGGTTTTAATGACGTTGGTTGATATTCTAATTTCTTTTTTTCTTGAGTATCGGAATATAATCTAATTTTTCCAGTAGATTTTAGTTCGGTAGTAAGTGGTGTCGGATTGTCTTTATAAAGCCGAATCATTGATTGTATCTATTAACATATGAATCTGGATAGGCATCATAAACTGCCCGTTGAATATCATTTGAGTCAATATCGGGATATTGTGATTTTAATTGAGTAGCAATAACCTCTCTGGTTATACCGCGCTTAATTTGATTATCAATCACTGTCCCATTTAACTCGGTATAAAACTTATTGATAGTCGTTTCATCTGTAACGATTGTACCTGTAGATTTTTTAGGTAATCTGGTAGAAAAAGTATCAACACTGCCATCTTTGTAGAATATAGAAACCTGTGTCTGGTCGTCGCTTACAATGTGAAAACTCTCGTCTTTTGTGGTGTCTATACCCTCATAGATTGCTTTCGTAATACCTTGTGGTAGACCACTCTTTAATTCAAGTTGTGTTATCTGTGTTTGCATTGATGAATCTAATTCGTCCCATCCTTTATTGGTTTCACTCATCATTGAAGTAATGACCGAAAGATTGGCCTTTGCAGAATCCTTAATTGCTTGCACATCGTCTTTTGCTTCTTTTTCTCTACCAGAAACTATATCTAAAAGTTTAATAGCATTGTTGAATGAAGTTTGATAATTGTCGTTTGCTGTTGCGAAATCCATTTCTTTATATTTCATTGTTATTTCAATCATTCCAAGTTTTGTATTGTATTCATCGATAAGAGTTTGTTTTTGAAGTCTTAATTCCTCTGCTTTTCTTCTATATTGGGTATCTAATGCTTGTTGTTTAGTTCCAATTAATTCCATTGGCGCAAGTGCCTGTTCACTCTCTTCTATTCCTCTTTTATAACTTTCTTCTAATTCTCTTTCTTTCTTTTTTATATCATTTATATCGCTACTTATTTGTTCCATTCCATTTTCTGACATCAGGCTTTTATAGGTGCTTTCGTATCCGGGCAAAGGTGGTTTCGTTATCTTTTCCCCCGTTTCCCAGTCAATCCCCATCGCGGCCAAGTCTTGTTTTAGTTTCTCTGTCTGATAAGTATAGGTTAATTTTTCCGCCTCTTTGGCTGCGTCAGCCGTTGCATTTGCTTCGTCTTCCTTTCTCTTGGCTTCATCGGCGGCCTCGTTGACATCAAGAGAATCAGATGTTTCCGCTACCTTGTTGGCACCTTCTCCGAACATATCATTAAAAGATACGCCCTCGGGCTTAACCCCAAGAGCAGTTGCCTGTTCTTTACTTACTATCCCTACAATTCCTTGTTGATTAGACGTGCCGAATAAGTTTTTATATTCATCCGCTGAAAGATACTTTCCTCCGGGTCCGATTGTATAAACTTCATTCGTTCCCTCAATTCTTACAGCGCCATAGATTCCTTGACTTTGAAGGTTGGCAAAAGCAGGGGATGGTTTCCAGTCAGCCCCGAATACTTTTTGGATATTTGCTATATTCTGATCTACTGCTCCTGTCTGCGTTACGGGCGTAGGTGTGGAAGTTGGCGTAGAAGTTGGTGCAATTCCGCTCGGATAATAAATCTTTCCTGACGATGGGTCTTTTACAGCTCCTGGTGGCAATTCGCCAGGTTGCAATGTCGTTGGACCAGTTGTTGGTGTTGGCGTAGGAGTCGGTGTTGGTGAGGGTGTGGGAGTCGGTGTGGGAACTGACGTGGGAGTTGAAATCGCTTGAGGATTAAAAATTTCTGGCATTTCACTAATACCATACTTATTTATCCAATCATAGATAGTTCCACCCTGAACCCATCCAGTTGCACCTGGTTTAGTATATCCGCCAGAGACGGGACTATAAAATGTTGTTTGTAAATCAGGTCGTGCTTCCCACGCCTTTAATGCTGTTGCTTGATTTATTGTTGGCATATTTTTAATTTGTTATTTATTACCAAATATATTGTTGTAAAATATAAGAACCAGCAGAACCATTTCCACCATTACCTCCGTTTTTAGCTCTGTTTATTCCGCCTATCCCACCTGTTCCGCCAATTACCGAACAAGAAGTTAATGTCCCTGTTAAAGTTCCCTTATAAAGGACTATAACAGTCCCACCAGCTCCGCCTCCACCAGCTCCACCGCCTCTTGGATAATTACCACCACTATCATTTCCTCCTGCTTCTCCGTCTGTTCCATTCATTCCTTCTGCCTCAATAGTTGTTGTGCCTGAAAAAGTTAAATTTCCAGCGATTTCTAAAATCAATGCTCCACCACCAGCACCACCCGCCCCACCATCCCCATTATAACTCATACTATCTTCATCTCCTCCTGCTCCACCTCCGCCGCCTGCTCCACAAGAAGCAAAATATGTTTTTCTATAATTATTTAAATCAAATAGTCCAGCAAAGTTTGTTTGTTTCAAGCCCTTGGCAAAAAGTCCACTTTCATTGGATGTTCCAGCAGTCCCGTTTGTTCCGTCTGTTAATTGTCCTCCTCCTCCCCCTCCATTTCCACCTGTTCCGTCTTGTGCCCCTCCACCACTACCATAATGAATATTTTCACTATCAAATAATCCAGTTGGACTATTCCCATTACCGCCATTTGTAGCTGGTGTAGCTCCCACACCTGCTGTTCCTGCCGTTCCCCCTGAAGCCCCTGTCTGTCCGCCAGTAGAATCATTACCTATTTTTATCATTGTGCCATTTCCAATACTTAAATCTCCACTACATTTTATAATAATAAGAGTTCCATTGGCGTGTGGATTGGTAAAGGTCATATGAACCGCTGAAGCCAATGTTATGCTTGAATAATTTTTAACCACAACCAATGCACTGCCTAAATCTATCCCGCCGCCAGCATGTGCCCCATCTGAACCATCACCGCCAAATGCCACTGGAACATCAGCATCCCAAGCCAATGTTTTCCACGCTCCATTATATCCTTTAAAAACATCCAAGGCAGTATCGTAAAAAATCTGACCATCTGTTCCCGCTGGTTCACTCGCCAATCTTGGAAGCTTTAAACCTAATCCAGAATTAAGTGTATTTCCAGTGTCAGTAGCTATCCAATTACTTCCGTCCCAAAAACCTAAATTCCCACTACCAGAACTTGTCTCTCCTGCTTTTTGTCCATCGGAGACATATATTAAAGAACCCGCCTGAACCGCTGTTGTATAAAAAACTTCTAATGTGATATGGTCAACACTCAATGTTGTCCCTGAACCCAAATTTGAACATTGAATATCTAAAACTAAATAAGTATCCGTAATTGTATCTGTGTTCCAAGTATAAGGAGAAATGTTTGTCCATAAATCAGTCCCGTCCCCAAATGTTAGCGTTGTATCACTTCCATTGTTCGGCGTTGCTGTTTTGGCTGTGCTCCAAACTGTTCCACCATCGGGACTTAATCTAACGGCTACTTCCATGTTTGCGGCATCTCCTTTACACTCTACTTTAACTCTTAAACCAAGTATGGTTGAACCGTGCGGAATTACAGGAGTTTCAGGAGCTCCTAATCCAAATGTCTTATATTGCTGTTTTAATCCTGCGGTTGTTGTAGTGGCATAAACATTATTGCTTGAATAAGCATTTGTCGGATTTGTCCAATTTGCTGTTCCGATTGCAGAAGGACTCAACGTGGTAGTCGGACTTGTTGCGGGTGCTCCTGCCAACGTATAAGACCCCAACTGCAAAGACCCGATAGCCGCTACTACGCCTTTAACTAAAATACTTGTTCCATCAGAAGCTACAAATTGAGTAGATGAACCCAGATTGTTAAACTTTGCTATACCATTTTTTAAAACATACGCTTTAGCGTTAGCTATACTTGAAGTAAAATTCGCTTGAGTACAACCCCAAAAAGTATCTCCATCTGATTCAACATGAAAAGAGTTTGCGGTTATATCCTCGTCGGGAATGTGTAATTCTGAAGCTGTTATCGTTCCCGCTATGTTCGCATTCGTAGCAAATAAAGTTCCATCAATATCTATGTAAAAGTTTTTGGCGTGGAACGAAGAATTTGTGCCATCAGAATAAATCGTCATATCTCCCGCGTTTGCTGTATATCCTGAATGGTCTTCTGTCCCCGTGTAGATTGAAGTGGAATTTATTGACCACCCGCCTATTGTTCCGGCAGTAGCCGTAAACGTTCCTTTGATATTAAAAGTGCCTGCGGACTGATCCCACAAGATACCTTGCGCACCAGCATAGTTTCCAATTGTAATATCTCCGACATTCGTGCCATCTATTTCTATTTTAAAGACCTGTGAACTTGAAGCATTGTAGGCAACAAATCCAATTGTTGGATCCCACTCTGGCCTTATTTCCACCCTTGCTCCGGAATCATTGCTCTTATAGGCAGCACCAGAGATTGTTCCTCCAACGATTATCGAAACTCCAGCCGGTGCAATACCAGTAGATTCATCGGTTATTAGTTCGAACACATCCGTAAGTGTTCGTTCTGGAACAACCAGTTGTGTAAATAATTCTGTCATAATTTCTACAAATCATAGTATGTTTGAATCAACGGCAATGCTCTTGACGGATTATTCATAACATATCTTGCTTTCAATTTTTCGTAATCTTTCTCGAATCTATCAGCTTCGTTAAAATTCTTAAGATGTTCAGCCATTCTCTGGGCGGTCTTAGCAACAATAATTGGATATTCGTTAGTCTCGCAGTTCAATAAATCAGTCACGGCCGTAGCATCTTCTAAGAATACTCCGGCATTAGATTGCCAACCGTATCGGGTATAATAAACCACCTGTTGATGAGTTCCAAGTTTAAGTATAAGATTATCGAATCTGTAATCAGTTTCGGAAACCTTTGCAGCATCTTTTGTCATATACAAAGCAACATAATCACAGGCATCGTCATCTGGGGTTCCTGATGGAGTAGATTTATTGGTAAAATCAAACCTTAGAAGGTTCCATCCTGCGTAGAACGAAGCCGCTTCGTTGTTTGTTGTAATTGTAATCGAATAATAAGCAGACGAACTGCTCCCAATTCTAAGTATAAAATTAGTAAGATTTGTCGCAGATGAAATGTATACCCAGGCCAGCGCAGAACCAGCCGAGAGATAATCCGAAACATCAAACTCATCTAAGTCATCGTTGTAAATTCCTGCAGTTGTTCCTCCTGCGGCACTTATATCCCAGTTAATCGAACCATTCCCCTTAACATAATTTTCTGTATCTGCCGTAAGATTTGTGCCGTCTCCGTATAAAGTCCAGGTTCCTCCTCCTGCGGTTAAAGAATCCATCGTACTTATACTCGTTTCTGTATCGTCAATAACCCTTGATATTAAAAGTCTATTCACCAAGTCATCTCGGTTAATAGCAACTATGTTGTCTCCAAGCCAACTACCTTTGTTTAAAGTTATCGGATCTCCCCATTGGTCAATGCGGTTATCTTGTTTGACTTGGTCAAACTCTTCTGCGGTCACCAGGCGCCAGTAATCGTGCCTTCCCCTACCTATTTGGGGTTTAATATCTATTATCTTGTCGTCTTTAAGGTCTGTCGGACAAGCATAATCCCACACGCCATCAAAAAGGTTCGGCGACAAAGCGGCGCTTCTTATTGTGCCGTGTAAATCAATTTCTGATATGACCTCCTTAACCGAGTCATTAGCTATAATTAAAAAATTAGCCGCAGTAAAACTACCGCTTACTTTTGCGGTTACCGATGAATTTAATTCACTTTGTGCGAATGAACCTACGCTCATAATTTTATTTTAATTAATTTTTATCCAAATTCCCGTCATTAAAAGGGTTCTTATTTTAAAAGGATTGGTCGTACTCCCATTAGTCCACGAAAAATCTATCCTAAAGTCATCACATTGTAATCCTCCATTATAAATCTTCCTGAAAGTGGAAGAATCTGAAGCCGAATACGCAACCTGATCTAACGCCAATGTTGAAGCGCCTTGATTATATGTAATAGTCGTGTCCACTTTCGCACCAGTTGCAAGAGTTTCGAATCCCAACTGAACAAGATCAATTTGACATTTCCAGCCAGGTATTCTCATATTATATGCCATAGTATTATATCTGGCTCCCTTACTATATCCCGATGCTTTTGCTATATTATAATTCGTGCTTGCGGTTGAACTGATTAACGGCGTTCCAAATGGAGCAGCCCAAGTTCCTGCAGTAGCGTATGTTGGAGTTATAAATCTAAAGAAATTAACCGGTAAATCTTTATCTTTTGATCCCCACAATACCAATACATTGCTTGAAATCCAACCAATAAAACCATCATAGAATCCCACCTGTGCCTGATTTGGTAATGATCCACTGTAGCGTCTAATTCGTTCTAATCTTGTTCCATTAATGTATCCGAAGTTATATCCTCCTGTAGTTATGGCGTCTCTCCACCAGACATAGGTAATTCCATTCTCGGTAAATAGGGCGCCGATTTCTCCTCCGACCTCTATTGGATCTCCTTCCCACGAACTTGATACTCCGTTCCATCTATAAATAGCAGATAAGTTATAATTAGACCCCGTAACATTCGGTCTGTTAAGTGCAATGATCACCCTATTCTCGTTCCACGAAACCGATACGGTCTTTGAATCGGTAAAAAAGTCCAGTGCCGTAACATTCTTGGTCGTTCCGTCGACCGTAGCTATATAATATCCATTAGTAATATAGGCAACATCGTCTCCTCCTACTATCCCATAATGAGGCGCGTCTTGAAGCTGTGCCGCTCCCGTACCAACTGTTGATCCCCAGTTGTCGTCCCAAGTTGTATCGTTTGTAAGCAATCCGATGTCTCCGTCTACTCCTGTATCGTTCCAAAAAACAAGAACCTTTCCTTGATAGATAAGCACATCGGTAGAAACGTTAGCCGTTCCGGCAGTAATAGTTTTAGGAAAATTAGTGTTAGATACGGCTGTTGAGGTTATTTTAAAAACACTCGCAGCTCCACAGGCATAAGCAGCATCACTTGATAATGCATGTTTGGTAATTCCGACAATAAGATTAGACCCCAATTCACCGGCTTGTGTCCCGCCCGTCAAAGATGTGTCAACCAGCATTCCCGGACCCTGAGTAAGAACGTTCGGGTCTCGTAAATCAATATCTGTTATGGTAGTTGCTTGATTCTTGTTCCCATAAAAAGACCAACCATTATCAAAATACGCGGGACAGAAACCACCCCACTTACTTATTGAGATTGTCCACGGTTCTGGTTCTTTAACCATATTTAGAATCCCTTAATTCTTATATCTACTGAACCCGATGCGTAATTTGAAGACTTGACGAATAGCCACTTCAAGTTGTTTGCGTAAACCTGGTAGATGCTATTTGTGTCTGTTCCGGAAATCGTAATTCCTGTATCTCCTTCAAGTTCTGTGTTGTTCTGAAGGTCATAGACAGCAACGTTGTCATATCTGTTCGTACTTGATTGCGAAGCATACCAATCTGGTGCTGTCTCCATATCTGATCCAACAATCTTGAATCCAACGCTTGCCACTTCTTCTGCGTTGATAGTAATAGTCTTGAACTCATAACTACCCGCGTCAAATGCGACAGCGTCTTTCATTTCTTGTGTAAAGAAGTATTTGCCATCACTTCCAGACGCCGTTGAAGCAAAATCAACTTCAGATCCACCTTTTGTAGTAGATACTTGAAATCTATCGCTGTTGCTCGCAGTCGTTCCAAGATCAGCATAAGAAGTACTGACTACGTAGTATGCTGTATCCTCTGTGAGAATGCTGTCGTCAAACGAACTAGCCGTATTGAACATTACAACGTTTCCAACAGAAGGACTCGCGAATACTGCACCCGGATCTCCTTCAATATAGATGGCATTGTCAGAAACGTCGGCAGAAAATGACGCCAAGCTTTGTTGTTGACCATCAAAGACTACAAACTCTGCCTGTGCGCTGTCTCCTCCACTCGATCTTCCGCTGAAGATTCCCGTTTCGTTCTTTGCTTGTACTCCAAGGAATACTAAGATTCCAATCAGTAGAACGATTTCAATCCAGTGTAATTTTATGTTTTGCATGTTAGTTTATTAATTATTATTTCTTATCCTCCTTTAATTTTTAACTATTTAAAACGAATACTCCCTGCTTTAATTCTTATGCGGTTTCTTAACAAGAAATCCGCAGAAAGAAATCACTCAATAATTATCGGTGGACTATCTATAATCTCCCCTTCTCCTGTCCAGCCCGGCCCACTCGCCGCAGTAGTAAACTTATTATATCCCTGTGAAGCATCTCCTAAACTCCACGCACCCCAAGTATTTGAACCTGAAGCGTCTTTTGCTCTTACTCTCCAGTAGTAATCTGTTGAAGCCGTTAATCCTGCGGCCGCCTGAACTGAATAAGTTATCTGATTTCCTGAAGGAAAAGGAGAGGGAGAGCCTGTACCTGCAAAATGTGAGGGGGATTCGGTGGAGGAGAGGGTGTCAAGGAGAGGAGTACCAGAATATCCATATATACTTAGTACCCCAGAGGCATCCATAGTTGCAAAGGTATATGGGCCTCCCGAAAAAGCATCTCCACTTTTTCCAAGTACCCCACCTCCACCAGTAGTATCTTCTTCAACATATCCAGAAGTGTTCGTAAATATTCCCAAAATATCGCCAATTTCTGCGGTAATACTTAACCTACCAACAATTACTTTTGAACCAGCAGTTATTTCACCTAAAGTTGCAAAACTTCTCACTTGCCAACTTGTTCCACTACCATAAAATGTTCCTATCTTACCACCCGCTGGAATAGTAATTGAAGCCCATATTTCAACAACATTTATAGTTCCAGCACTAGCGACAGGGTTGTTTACATCAAGATATGTATAATTAGCGCCCACTTGTGCACCCCTATCTGATGCGGTACTACCAACATCTATAGTTCCCACCACACTTGCAAAAGTATCTGCCGTATCCACCTGTACCTCATATTCCACTTCATCTGCATTAGCGTCTGTTCCTGTAAAGAGTAAATCTGGGGTTACACTTACTCCTGTGGCGTTGTTGTCGGGGGTATCAATGGTTGTTGTGGGGGCAAGGTTTATCTTAAACGCACCAACTATCATTACGTTTCTTGAGTCATCTTCTACTGTGGCGTGGAAGTTTCCTGTATTTGCGGCAGTAGCTTTAATTGCGTCTGCAATAGCCAAGCCGTGGTCAGCTCCTGTTGTGGTAATATCATCAGAACGTTCTAACCAAGTATCTGCGGTAGGGGCGGTAGTAGTATCCGTTGCCCCAGAATCCACGTCTGGCTTGGTAGCGGCATCAAAGCCTACGGTATTATCATTATCTCCTATGGATACCATCGCCACTATGAGTTCATTTGCTTCTGCGGTAGTAATGTCTCCAGCAAGAGTATCAAAAGCAACTACAGCTAAAGTGCCTGCCTGCCCCGTATCGTAAGCATATCCATATCCCGAATAAGCAATAATCCTTGCCTGAAGCACATCGCCAGCAGTTCTGTGTCCCACTAAATCGGGGGCAGAAGCCCCACGAGTAATATAATACATTTTCCCAGAAGCAATACCGTTTGAAATATCCGTATCTCCTTCGTTTTGTGCCGAAGCTACGACTCCCCAGCTATCCAATCCTGTTATTGCGGCATTTCCTCTATACCCTATGAAAGCAACCATTAAGTCTCCCGAGGCAGCACCTGCTGGCTCCGTAAGGGTAAAGTCTCCAGTTGCGTCTTCAACTAATGTTCCGATTTTCGGAACTCCCCACGCCCCCAATGTTTCCTCTGTTCTTACTGGTCGTGTTTTCAGATAAGCAAAACCGCTTACATCAAGCACCACTAAGATTATTAAAATTGTAATCAGTATTTTTCTCATTGTGCTGTATATTTAAAGTGAACATTTATATGAACTGAGTCCACGTCCCCCGAAACATCTCCTTGTGAAATTGAAGCCAAAACCCAATCCAATGCGTCTATTGAAGCGTTTGAAAGAGAGCCATCATCAGCAACATCGGAGGTCGTACAAGTAATTGCCGCGTCAGTCGTAGCGCAGTTTGCTCCATTGGCGTCACATTCCTCAATCTCAATCTGTGCCGAAGTCCCGCTGGTTACAAAACAATCAATCGCAGTTATGGTAATCGGTTCGTGAAATTGTACATATTGCTGGTTATTCGTCAGGTCAAATGAGCCAGAACTATAATTGAAAGCGAAAGATTTTGTCGCCATTAAGACATTTACTTCGTCTGAATAGAATAAGAATTGCCCGCCAGTGGTATCAACGGCTACCTCTCCATTGGCATCTACTGTTGGTGCGGTGGTATTCGGTATCTCTAAAGAAGTCGCCCCTCCCATATCCCAGACACCAGAATTTATAGTCCAGTTCCCAGAAGTAGATGCAGTGCCGTCAAATTCCACGCTTTGCCCTGTTGAAAATTGCCAACTATGGCTCGATAAAACATTTCCCGTAGCGCTTGTAGTCCATAGTTGGTCTGTTCCTAAAGCGAATATTCCTGCGATATTCAAGCCTCCATCAGAAAGAAAATCAGTTCCTGCGTTTCCGATATTTACTAACAACCCCACACTACTAAAGTCCCATGTTCCTTTATTGATTGTCCAATTACCTGAAGTAGACGCAGTTCCATCAAACGAAAGATTGCCAGTTGTAAATCCCCAACTCGCACTGGAAAACATCTCACTTGTCTTGGATGTATTCCATAGTTGGCTTGTTCCTAATGTAAAAGAACTTACTGCTGCCAAGTTCCACACCCCGTTATTCGCTGTCCAGTTATTTGACGTAGAAACTACACCATCAAATTCTACCGTTCCAGTGGTAAATTGCCAATTTCCACTTGCAAGACCAGCTCCTTCAATATCAAGTATTCCATCCATAGTAATCGCACCTATTCCAGTCATATCTCCCGTAGTTGAAATGTCCCAATCGCTTGAATTAAGATATAAAGTGTCACCGTTGTCTCCGATAGTTAAAGCACCCCCCGGATTTATCGCGAATACCCCTGTAGTAGTAAAAGAGGTTGTAAGTTCTGGGGAAGTATCAAATACTATATGTCCACTTCCTGTTTCGTCATCAAATATAGCCAAGAGTTCAGAAGAAGCATCCATCTCGTCATTATTTAAAACTGCTATTCCTGCTTCGGTGATTGCTCCTACGAAAGTTGAAGCTCCGCCTACCCAAAGAGTAGAAGAAATAGAGGCAGTCCCATAAATATCTATATTCCCTGTTTCGTTGACGAATAAAGTATCCACTCCGTTTGCTCCTGCAAAACTGCCAGAAGCTCCCATTACAAGTTCTGCCCATTTGGGAGTTGAATTTCCCACGATTAAACTGCCCTGAGAAACAGAAGCCAGCAACACATCGGTATGCCAATCAGTATTCAAAAGTCCGTGAACCTCTCCTCCCGCTCCGCCCGTGTTGTCGTCATCTCCACAAGTAAACACGCCGGTATCGCTCCATCCCAAGGTCTGGGTATCTCCATCACAATCAACAAGTCCCCCGCCAAAAATAGTAGAAAAACTTAAAGAAGTTATCTGTCCCGATGGCGTTGAAAAATCTTCAGAAGCAGATGCGTGAACAACGGCAAATGGGTCGTCTACATCAAAGTCAGTGCCATTTAAAGTTAGATTATCGCCCCCTGTATATGTAGTATCATCATCCGCCTCACAGGCAAGGTCGTTCCCGTTTAAATAATAGTGATTCCCTGCGGCACAGGCAGTTGTAAAACTTATGTCTGCCTCTTGTATTGAATCATCGGGAAGGTTAATTGTCCCAAAACTCGCAGATGTTATATCGGCAGAATCAATCGTAAGTGTTGACGCAGATGCATTATCTCCTGCCGTTAGGAAGTAAATATCCTCAATCTCTGTAGCGTTAAGACAGTCAGTGCAGGTTAAGTCGCCAGTCAAGGTCCCCGTTAAAGTGCTTGTCCATAAGTTTGTAATACTCATAGAGGCAACTGTCGGGTCAATGAGATAAATCGGGTTTGTAGCATCACTTATAAGAAAACTATTGGAAGCACCAACCGCCAAAGGAGTCCAAGTTGTGCCAGAACCATAGATTAAAGCCCCAGCAGAAGCAGAAGCGTTTGATACGTCATTATGGCCGAAATCGCTTAAAAGTCCGTGTGTGGCAAGTCCACCTGCGGCAGTAGCATCGGTGCCACAAGAAAGCAAACCATTTACATCGCTATCAATCGTGTCGCAGGATTTAAGATTTGTAAAGTTTATTGTGCTGTCTACGTAAAAAGCACCAGAAACAGAAGCAACCCCCAAACTTGTCTGTCCTGAAATAGAAGTAGCATCATCTATGCTCCAAGAAGCGGAAGTCCTAATAATATCGCTTCCAAATTCCAATAAAACATCTGTTGTTGCCAAATCTATTGTCCAAGTTTGCGTAGCCGAACCAGAAGCAAAAGTAGGATTATTAAATTCTGTAAGGTCTAAATCCAAAGTCCCCGAATTATTATCTATTCCTTCTCCCCCCACCAAGGCACTAAAATCGGCAATCTCTGGCACATCATCATCGGCATTACAGGCAAAATCATTTCCATTGACATAAAGTTTCTGTGTCGAAGTGCATGCGGTATTCATATCAATGTCTTCTTCGGCCACCGAATCATTGGGAAAGTTTAAAGTTGTCGCCGAAAGTGAAGCAATCACTCCTGTATCCGCCTCAAAACCAGCACTAATTGAAACCCAAGTGCCAGTGTCTCCATTATTTAAAAGAAAATCATCATCAACATCAAAGTCAGTTCCGGTAAGAGTCAAATGGTCTCCTCCTGTGTAGGTTGTATCTTTGTCCACATAGTCGGCCCAAACCGGATTTGTGCCATCGCTTTGTAAAAAACTATCCGAAGCGCCCACTGCCAAAGGAGTCCAAGTTGTACCTGCACCGTAGATTAAAGCACCAGCAGAAGCTGAAGCATTTGAGACATCATTATGACCCCAGTCGCTTAATAGTCCGTGAGAAACGGGTGTTCCTGTTGCGGCATTATCAGTTCCGCATTTTAAAAGTCCCGTAGAATCGGTGTCTATCGTATCGCAATTAGGTGTATTAAATAAATATACCGCCCCTGAAATAGATGCCGTGCTATCACTTTCAAAACTTGAACTTGAATGCGTCCAGTCAATATGGGCATTCACACTTGCTTGATGCCCCCAAAGGGTTTCATAATCGCTTCCCAGTAAATAACCTCCAAATGTTTGAGAAGCATAATCTATGTCAAATGCAGTCCCAGTTAAGAATAATGGGTCTGTTGCCGTATAAGTCGTGTTATCGTCTGTTTCGCAGGCAAGATTAGTTCCCGAAAGATAATAGTGACTTCCCGCTGCACAAGCGGTTGAAAAACTTATATCTGCTTCGGCTATGCTATCATCGGGAAAGTTAAGCGTGGTAGCCGAAAGAGAAGTTATCTGTCCGTAATTAGTTTCAAAGTCATTGGAGATTGTTGCATAATTAGCATAAAACCTACCATCGGCATAAATAGCATATCCACTTACACTTTTTCCATAAACGCCATGACTTGTAGTACTCTCTCCATAAACACCATAACCAGTGGTGCTTCCTCCATAAACGCCAGATGCACCTTCGTTATTTATTCCAAAAATACCATTGTCTTCATCACTTTTTCCATAAATGGCAACTCCCGAAGTTGAGGCAAATAAACCCATAGGATATGTATTGTCAAATTCGGGTTCGTTGCTAATAATCACTTGTGGAGTATAATCTATTAAAGCATAAACCTCTGCCTGCGTTATGTTTCCTATTTGAAGATCATCTGAAACAGAAGCGTGATTCAATCCTAAATAATTACTCGTATCATTCCAACTCACACTTGAACCATCGCTTATTAAAAAACTATTAGATGCACCATTGACCAATTCTTTCCAAGAATCTCCCTCTCCGACTATTAAAGAACCAACAGAGGCAGAAGCCAGAACAACATCCGTGTGCCAATCAGTATTCAAAAGTCCGTGGACTTCACCTCCTGCTCCGCCCGTGTCGTCATCTCCGCAACTAAACACTCCAGTATCTGACCAAGCAATCGTTTGATTGTCTGCATCACAGTCAGTTAAACTGAATCCCCATAGATTCGTTCCTGATATAGAAGCGATGTTCGCCTGTGCTGCTTGAAAATCTGCAGAAAGTGAAACCCAAGTTCCTGTGTCTCCATTATTTAAAAGAAAGTCATCGTCTACATCAAAATCTGTGCCGGTCAATGTCAGGTGGTCTCCTCCTGTATAGGTGGTATCGTCATCTGTCTCGCAGGCCAGATTAGTACCATTCAAATAATAGTGACTACCAGCAGCACAAGCTGTTGAGAATGAAATGTCTGCTTCCGCTATTGAGTCATCTGGAAAATTAAGAGTTGTTGCTGATAAAGATGTAATCTGTCCACTTGGAGTTGTGAAGTCTTCAGAAGCAGAAACATGTGTTCCTGTAAGAGTCACTACCGTAAACGGATCATCTATGTCAAAGTCGGTTCCCGTAAGAGTAAGCATATCTCCAGCAGTATAAGTTGTATTAGCATCAACATAATCTGCCCAGAACGCTGTTGTGCCATCGCTCATTAAAAACGATTGTGAGGCTCCTATGGTAAGTTCTGACCACTTAGGGGTAGCATTTCCAATAATTAAAGAACCGGCAGAAACGGATGCTAACAAAGCATCACTATGCCAATCACTATCCAATATACTATGCGGAATGGCAGAACCGGTTCCTCCTGTCGCTGCTGCCCAAGCAGGCAATCCAGAGGAGAACGTTAAGACGTTTCCTTCTGAACCAGATGCAAGTAATCTTGAAAGTGTTCCCGGACCTGAAGCATAAAGTAATTCTCCCACAGAATAAGAGGCAAGTCCGGTCCCTCCCTGGTATGGAAACAAAACTGTAGCACCAAAAACATCTTGTGGTTCAGTCCCCTGCCAGTTTAAATTAACGTCTTCTAAATCATTAAAATTCAAAACTCTGACCGGATAACCAGTGTCTTTTGCCGCATAGTATCGTCCAGCAATGACCCCGACAATCAAAACCGTCAGGCATGCGGCGATTATTAAAATGTTTCTTTTTTGTTTCATGGTTCTACGCGATAATCAACTTTTAAAAGCGATCCCGTTGGAGGAGCAATCAAAAGCGTAAGCGTGTCTCCTGAAATCGTATAATCTTCATTCACCATTAACTCTGCGCCATTCAATGTTACCTCAAGACTGCCCGCTGGTTTAGGCGAGTTAGCTAAAGTAAATGTTGTGTTGCTGTCGTTAATTGACCCAACTGGAATCTCGCCAGTATAAAACAAAGTTCCATCTTCCATCCGCTGGACAATGTTCGACGTTCCTGTTCTGCCCATGTTTTTAGATGACCTTGATTGGCATTTTTAATTTATCAAAATGCTTTTGCAGAGTCTTTGCTAGTGTATTTACCTGATTTTCTCTCTCGCCGAATGTTAGTTCTTTTTGAGCCAGAGATTCTTCCCTCGCTTTCAGTTCCACCTCCTTCTTATTTACCGGCGTAAGTCGTTTCTGTATCGTCTCATCAAGAACTTTCAGTTCAGAATTTTTCTTTACAATCTCACCATTAAGAGAATCGATGTTGGCCTTGACCTCTTCTTCCTTTCGTTTCCAATTCTCAATTCGTGTTCCGTATTCACCTGCCTCTGTTTTCTTTTTCTGTTCAATTTCATTGTCTAAATCGAGCAGTTGTTTCTTCCTTAAAACAATGGCATCGTCAAGATCCATTGCATTTTTGGCATGAACATTAACATTCTCCGTATCCTTCTCAATGTCTGCCAAAAGTCCCATCTTAACTCTCTCTAGTCCAGCAATCTCTTCTTTAAGCTCATCTTTCTCTTTAAGAATTTTATCTCTCTCGGCCCTAAGAACTTCGGTTTTCTTCTCTGCCTCGACAAGTTCATCTCGAATCTTTTTAACATCAACAATTTCCAACTTTACTTTATCAAGTGCCGTTTGTGCGTCAACGATCTTGCCCTTAATGTCAACAAGTTTGTCGTTCTCCGCAAGAACGTCTAGTCGAATTTTGTCCAACTTCTTGTCAAGATCGATAAGCTCTTGAGATTTATTCTTAAGGGTTGTTTTTTTACTCTCAAGATCTTTCTCTATCTTTTCAATCTCAAGTTTCTCTTTGTTGATTTCTCCAAAGAGTTTTTTCTTTTCGGTTTTAACAGCAACATTAGTTGGTTGTGCTCCAAACTTTTTGCGTCTCATATATTTTAATTAGTCATTATACAACCTACAACGAACCGAAACATCTCCATCTGTCCACGCCGTGATTATCACATTCAACCATCTAATGGCATTAACATTCAGTTCAAGTTGTCGAACATCTGCGCCGTCGAGACTAATCCCAGTATCACCATCAATCGAAGAACCGTCCTCTAAATCAATAACTTCAATATAGTCCCAGGCATTTGACTGAGACTGTGCGGCTGAAAAGTCTGGGGCGTCATCTGTCGAAGTCACGGAATCTCCAAGAGACCCCTGAATCTTTAGAGTCATTGTCGCGTCTGTACCAACTTCCACGCTTAAGATAGCGTGCTGAAAGTCCTGACAAAGGATACTTCTACCAATGTCGTGTTCAGTCCAAGTATGTGTTCCAGTTCCTGTGCTTGTAATGTCTATTTCCGGTCCTTCTGGCGTTGCAGCAAGCTTAAACGTATTCGTTGCCTTGTCTCTGATATAATAGATAGTCGCAAGTGCTAATCCAGCAGGAAGTGTAGTAGTTGTCGTTAAAACAACTCTGTCGCCATTTTCAAGTCCGTGAGCAGTTGAAGTACAGATGTTTGTGACTGCTGCGGTAAATGTTGCTGTTGACAAACCTTGAGACTTCATTACATCGTAATCTACAAAATCTCTCATATATTTTTAATTAATGATTATTCTTCTTTTTTTATTCTCGCCTCGTAGTCTTTAGGTTCTACGACTTCTATTGAACCATCTGATAAGTAAATCTTCTTCTGAAGCCCCTGTGCATCCTGAAAGTCCTCTACCTTCATCACTTCTTTGCCAGCATAGATTATTTTCTTTACTTCCGGCACAATCGGAACTTCAGAAACAGCAATGGGTTCTGCCACCGATTTCATCACCGGTTCTTTCTTTGCCTTTTTACCAACTTTAATTGGTTTTACGATTTTCTTTTTCATAATTTTAATTAGTTAATTACCTCTCCGGTTCTTTTACAGAGAGCCGGAAAGAACTGTTAATTTCACAAGGAAAATTAAGCAGGTGTTTGTGCAATACCAACTGTTATTGCAACATTATTGTCTGAACTATCTGCCATACTATGTCCAACAACAGTTACACTGGTTGAGGTAGTGCATAGATCGGTAGTGTTGGCAGCAGGATTGACAACCAATAAATTACCATCTGTAAAACCCGCAGCCGATTCTATTGCCGCAGTAAGAGTTACACAAGAGCCAGTGCCCATAACAACTGCGTGAAAAACTGGATTTATGAGGGTGTTACGTAGTTGAGCTTTAGTAATCTTTAGAAAATGAGCATCTGCAGCACTTGACCTGATTACCCACATACAATCAATAAAGGTGCATTCTTTCATTCCATATGTTCCCCCAGCCGCACCCGTAACAGAATTAGCCTCTGTCACAAAACGAACTGCAGAAGACACAAGAGAATCATAGCCAAATACACATCGTCTAAATGTTCCACCAGCTTCGGCGATTACCATTTCACAACAAGTAGTAAGATTAAGATTATCTGCTACTTCAAACTGAAACATACAGTCCTGCCATAAAGTACTACTTCCGGCAGATACAACTACATGGATAGCAGCGGCATTAGTATCATTCTGAATGAACTTTAGATTTCGGAAGGTATTGCGAGTACCGGTTACTTTTATCAAGGAATCAGATGCCGCACCAACAGTCCCCGTAATTCTTGTTCCTTGCTCTGTATACCTACCACCACTTTCCATACCAACTACGTGAATTCTACTTTTAGACCAAGCGATTTCAGAGGCAATAACGTGTGCAGAATGCGCATCCATCAAAATAACATCATTGTTATTTGTCGTGGCGGCAGTATAAGCCGCTAACAATGTAGTAAAGAATCGCACATTACCATCTGGGTCTACCTTGCAAACATCCTCAAGAATCTGATAATTAGGGTCAGCAGAATCGTCTGGACTCATCACTACAAAGATCCTTCCGAACGTAGGACAGACACTTGCAGCAACAGCATTCAATCTGTTGAGCAATGCAGCGCCATATCCTGAATTTTGATTATACATATTTTTATTCGTTGTTTGAGATCCACCTCCTTCCTAAACTCATTAGAAAATAAGTTATAATCTCATAAACGATATTAATTTTTACTCTTCGACCTTTACGGACTTACTTCTGGTGGCGATTATTCGTCACCAGCCAAAAGCCCACAAGGATAGGAAACTATTTTGACTTACCAAGTTTACGCAGCGCCGTCTCCGGTACTAAACTTAATCCACTGACCGGTAACGATTGTAATACCATATCCTGCGCGGACACGATACTCCCAGTCGTCTGTCTGTACGTCTTCTCCGTTAGAACCTGCAGTAGGTGCAATCATATGAGGTGCCTCCCAAACTCCTAAGTAGAAATTTGAAAGTTTGCTCGATGCGATTCCCCAGTAATACCTCTTAGTGGTGTCTCTTACACCGGCAGCGGTAAAAGCGATTCTTGGAAGAATAACGTGCTTATACGAACCCGAGTACGGATTAATAACGCCAGCGTGAGCA